ACCAGCGGCTGCTTTGGAGCCTTTTACAATCTGGTCTGAGAATTTGCCAGCAAGAAAACCAGCGGTAGCTGCTCCGCTGACGATTGAGATTGTGAGCCATTTGTTCATGATATTTCCTTAATAATAAATGGTGTGATAATAAAAAGCCTGTTGAGCAGGTTTATCCAGGACAGGTAACCTGGTTGAAAGGATTGGAGTCTTTTCTCTTACTGCGACACTCTGCTCTTTATCTCTGCACTAAGAGTGTAGCTATGGAAAATCAGTATTTAACTGCACAGTTGGGGTATTGGGACAGTATCTCGTGAGGAACTGTGTCGCCCTCAACGAGGCTGTGTTTTTCAAAGAAATCCTTCGGTAGTCTGGCAGTGATGCTGCCGGGATAGGCAGTCCAGACCATCATAGGATTCTCGGTTTCAGCAAGGCTGTTGCCTTCTTCGTCTTCAGCCGGCCCAACAATGAGCCATGCCTTGGAAACTTCGCGGTCAAGGTCGTCATCGCGGTTGGTCAGCGCAAGCTCGAGGCCATGGGCTCCGGCTCTCACTACGACTTCCATGTCGGGAGCGATGTCATTTGTCAGGAGAAAACGTTCTTTGCCACAAATCTCACCCGCTTCAAGACGGAAGTAACGGCAGATGGGGATAGCTGTGTCTGCGGGCATCCCTTCAAAGGGGATTTCCTGGGCTTCAGCAAAAATGGCAGCGAGGTCATCTTCGGTTTCGGGCGTATACTCTTCTGACCACTGCGACCCAAAGGGACGCTGGCCGACGAGGGTGGCAGCGTGCTTCGGGTTGGCCATGAAAGTACTTTTGATGATGGCTTCGAGGTTCATGATATTTCTTTCTGATAACTGGTGTGAAAAAAAGGGGGAGCAAGACTTGCCTTAACAGCTCGTAGCCTTATACCTAGCTTCCAATGAGCGGATGCGTAGCTATGTCCAAGTCTTACTCTCCCTAGGGTGATTATGCACCGTATTCAACGGTGCTCTTTGCTGAATCAGGGTCAACCACTTCGGTGCTCTGCTTCTGCTTGAGTTCCTGTTCGAGGCGTTCCGCTTCTGCGTCTTGTTCTTCTTCTATCCGCTTGAAGTAGGACGCCAGGTTATCGCCGAACCCGGAGGTTACGGGGATGTTTTCGCCGAGGCTGGTCTTGGCAGCTTTAGCTTCGAAGGTAATAACGATATTGCCCATCAGCTTCAGGCCTTCACCGGCATCTTCATACAGGGGAATCTGCATCTCGTACGGCTTACCGTCAACGACTGCCCTGGTATGGACACCCGCATGCTGATAGTTGATTTTGGAACGGGGAGCTCCCTGGGGACGTGTGCCGCAGAAGAACTGCTCCATCTTGTTGACGAAGCTTGCGTCTTCATTGGACTCAAAGTCCAGAAGCTCATTCTTTTCAGCGTCTACGAGAGACAGCTGCAGACGAATACCTGCCTTGGAGCCGGCGGATTTGTCAGTAGCCTCACGGCCATTCGAAATCCACAGACGACACGCAAGTGCACCGTCTTTTGCTGCGGTTTCGGCAATGCCCTGATTGCGGACTGCAATCTTGGACACGTCAACGGACGTCACGACATTTCCGGTTACTTTACTTTTAATCATAGGTCTTCCTTCTGTTAAGGTTTTAAAAAACTTCAAACACTCTTTTTTCTTAATTCACCTTTATTTCTGTTTGGAATTAAGATTTCACCGTTATTTCGGGATACGCGAGCGACGCGAGCGTAGGGGAGCGACGCGACCCTAGTTGGGAGCGACGCGACCAACAGGACGCGAGCGACGCGAGAGGACTTGAGCGAGCGACGCGAGCGAATACGTAGCGAGCGACGCGAGCGGAGCAAAAATACCCCCCCCTTAAAAGACCTCCTGCTTAGAGCCTCCTGCTGCAAATGTTAACACTTGGAGGTCCGTAGAAAATAAAAAAGGCCCCAGAGCATAATGCTCCAGGGCATTTAGTTAGATCAGGTTGATTAGTGGCAACCTCCTTCGAAGGAGCCACGGACATTGAACATCCCTTTTCTGCGATCCCTCTCCTTATCTGTCAGGCCGTCCCACTCGTAGAAGGTCACGTCTCCATCAAGGATGGAGATCCGATACCACTTACTGCCCGCATTCAGGACCTTTCCATGAGGCTCGTCATCAAGCTGATAGGATTTCGCAACTGCGAGTTCTTTGATCAGGCGGGAGAAGACGTTCTCGTTCTTAAAGTTGACCTTCTTCCACCCCTCGTTCAGCTTGTCTTCCAACGCGACCAGTTTTGCTTTGATACTGGATATCTGATAACCATTTGTGTGGGTTAAAGCGTCCCAATGCTTCAGTGCCAGCGCTTTCATGTTTTCGTGGACTTCCAGCGGGGTTGCATTGATCTTTCTCATAACAATTCTCCTATAAAAGATTAAATGATAGTAACGGCATAATGCCGTCTAAAATAAAAAAGGCCCAGAGCATAAGCTCTAGGCCTTTCAGTCAGATCTTTGTTATTAATGTGGAGGCCCCGAAGGACCTCCGATTTAAATTACATACCAATATCATCGACCTCCATGATTCCATCGTCGAACTCTTCCATGAGTTCAACTTCAGCGACTGGCTCTTCCTGAATGGTGAGTTCAGGAACGAGCTCGTCTTTTCTTATTTTGGTTACAACAGGTACCACATCGGCGGCATCTGCTCTCTTCTTAATTTTAACCGTGGGTCCAAGTTCGACTTCCGTGTCGATCATGTCTTCCGTGAATTGTTCCAGATAGAACCGCTGGAACGAAGCATACCACTTCGCCCCTTTGAGCTCACACCCTTTGTGGCTTTTGCCCTTATTGCGGTTATATCTGATCCAGGGTGTCTTGGACCCTTCTTTGCAGCCAATATCGATGGTGACGATATCTCTACCGCCATCACCGAATTTGACACGGCGCAGTGATCGGATAGTCACCACGCCGCTTTTGTTCTTTGACTCAACCTCAAATAGATGAGACATTTTCATCCTCCTCTTCTGTTTTGTCCTGCTTAACAAACTCATTCTCGTACCAGGACTTAATGAATTCGTTCACTTCTTTGACGAGTTCAGGGTTGATGTCCGCAGGACGCTGATCCCAATCCCGCTGACTTTTAAGCTCTTTTTCATTCAGAGCATCAATCTGATCTTCATCCAGGAAATTGCCAGCCGCATCACGACCAGCAATTCTGTTGCACCACCTGATCTCCCGAGTGAGCTTCAGGGTGTTTTTGGCATTGTGTTCTGAAATGCCAATCATGCTGAATGCCACATCGGTGAGACCTACTACCGTTTTCACGGCCTGGTCATACCACCTCGACTTTTGCCCAGTACGGTGGCGTTGACACTTGAACGCCCCCAGCATACCGGCACGTTCTCTGATCAGGCCCATACAGGCCAGGTCAAAGCCTCGATCATGGGTGAAATACCGGTACTTCCGGTCTATCACCATGAATTCGAATAAATGCCATCCAAGAGTCTCGACATATCTACGCCGAGATTTGTACGAACCAGCCTTTGGAAGGCAGTTGTCTATCATTTGTCGAGTCAGATGATTTAACGCTGTTTGGCGCTTACGCCAGAACTCGTTTTTCTCAGCCTTAGACAGACCGAGATTATTCAGGTTCTTGGCCAGTTCACCCATTTGCCAATGGATGGCGCCAATGCGTTTGCCAAGGTGCCAGGCCCCGGAGTTTACGTCGTCCCAATCTCCACCACCGGGACAGATCAGCTCTTCTGCCGCATCAAGCGCGACATCAATCTGATTGTCAATGGTGGCTTTGAACTCTTTGAGTATCTCCTGAATCTGGACATTGTCCTGTTCATACTCATCCTCAAAGGTTCTGGAGGCTAGGGCTTCCTTATACTCTTCACCTTCAAAATCCGCATACTGCTCTTCATCTGCAGACCAGACTCCAAGAGCACGAGGGTTGACACGAGCCATAGATCTGGGAGCCAGAAGCTCTCCGTTTCTGACGGCGTCCTTAAAGGTTTCCATACCTTCGAGGAGACCCTCTCTGGTAAGGTCTTCCGGGAGATTAGCCAGACCTAAAGACCAGTCTAGCACGTCAGAAGGAGATATGCTTGCGATAGTTATCACGAGCGCCCCTCTCCCGACTGAGAACCGAATCCCAAACTTTCTATGATAATTCAGGATAAACCTGCACGCGAGGTGGATTAGGAACCAGGCCCCAAAGTTGATCAGCTCCTCTTCCTTTTTGGTTATCTCCTTCCGCAGCTCTTCAGCCGTAACAGCCTCCTGGGCAGCATATTCTTCGCATGCCTTGACATACTTGGCTTCAAGCGCCTTTATGTCTTCAGGATCAGTTACTACAACGTTCCCATCCTTGGGAGCGCATTCGAACGGATCTTCTGTGTTAGAGTACTTGCCCCAGATAATTTCCAGGTCGTACTTCGTCCAATCCCTATCAGAATTGGAGTCCCATACGTCAGCATAGATAACGCCATTTCTCCTTACAGGGAAACGATACATCACAGCCTTGAACCGCTTGGGCTCCGTTTCACCAACCTTGATAACGTGAGCTGTGTCATCAAAGTCGGCAGTATCAAATCGATGGTGGAACACAGTGTCTGCCATCTTCAGGGTGGTGAACAGCAGGGTGCCGTCTTTGTTTATCACAACGGGACATACACCATTCAGTTCTTTGAAGCTCTTGCCTTCAAGACTCTGAAGCCACCTTGCCTGTTTCTGAGGAATGACACCCTTCATGGTCTCATGGTGATACCCCATGATATGGCCGGAGCCAGTTCCGCGAAGACGCCAACGATACTTCTTCTCAGTACCGTCTAACATCTTGAACTTAGACATGAGGGCACCACGAGCCCTGACAAGAGTCATGAGTTTTACATACTCTTCTTTGACGCCGAATTTCTTCAGCATTCTTATCAGAGGCATCCTGGAATCATTTACCAGGACCTGCTCAGGATCAGCCTTGAGTTCGTCGATCCTAACCTTGAGATCCTGGATGATGGCTTTGCCAACCCCTTCCAGAACTGAGGCCATACCGAGATTCACGGTAGCCCTGAAGTTGTGGCGGTGTTTCCAGAAGCTGACGTGACAACCCTTGAACATGGGCTGTACGTGGGCTTTGGACACAAAGTGACGTCCATACAGCATGATGTCGGCTTCGGGATGACCTTGGATCTTATCCACGAAGATCCACATCATCTTCTTAAACGTGCCACCCATCATCTGCCCCATGGCAGTATCTCCCTGTTTAATTCTGCCATCGAGCGTGACAGTGCCATTGTTCATTTCGACAACCTTGCCTTGAGTTCTGGCAATACGATTGGCGAACTTGGTTGTCATCAGGGCACAACCATCTTTATGGACATCCCAGTTAATCGCTACACGATCGGGATCCACGTAGCCTCCCGCAGCAATCATGTTCCGGGTGACCTCTGGGACTCCGGTGTGCCGGAAGATTCGACGCAGGATCTTTTTCGCGCCTTTGATCTTACCGTCTTCATCTCTTCGGAAGCCGACCTTGGCCGCTTCTTCCCAGGTGATTGAGTAAACATTAACGTCCATGTATCTGGTGTTCTTTTCAGACACCATGTAGACATAGCGCCCTCCAAGACTTTCCTCAATGGGATGTTTCATTCGGCCCTTGCCATTTAGCTTGACAAAGGCTTTGTACATAAGTACTATTTTTCGTTTACCATTCTCATCAAACCAGGGCGACACCTTGCACTCTAGTTGTTGATAGGGCACTGGACCCCCAGACACTTTGCGTGCACCAACAACTCTTTTGTACACATTGATCCCCAGAATGTTTTCACATTCAAAGAATCCACATGTGAGTCCGTATTGACCAGCGAACTGGTCAGGATTACTGCAGAAGTATACGAGTTCAGCTCCTGCAGTAACGATGTTGCGCTTCATCTTGCGATAAAGCGGTTTTCTGCCGACGCCCGTAAGCGCCCTTTTTATTTCTGCAGGAAGGTTGTTTTTGTCGAGAACTACGCCCCTGCCGACCCAGTTCTCCTTTCTGCTCTCAAAAAGACCAAACAGCGTGAGCACGAGCAGGTGTGCAAAGCTGATGCCCATATTCAGGGCTTTAACAATTGCTTTTCCCATGGTTAATCCTTTCCAAGATAATGGGAGTTAATAAAGTGGCCTATGCAGCAGCTCACGTTGAACTTAATCAACTGACGAGACTTACGCGCTCATATACCTCATGGCGCGACCGATAACCATGAGGGGCCAATAACGACCGTTTAAAATAAAAAAGGGACCCAATTAAGGGCCCCTTAGTGTGGTGGGATTATGCCTTGGATTCAGTCAAGGCCATAGAGGCAATGACCGAAGGCGTGTTGTCAAAGGAGTACTCAGCCAGTACGTTGATGTGGAAGACAGCGTCTTCCAGAGTTGCCATGAATTCGACCAAAGGCCCGAAGGCCTCAGCCTGGTCTGCATCCCATGATGCCAGACCTTTGTCTTCTAGTTCGTATTCGACCTCTTTGACGAGATCGATCAGGGCGTCTTGTATCTGGTCCATTACATCCTCCCTTCGCATAATGAATATGCTTCGAATCGTTTTCCTTCTGTGTCGTGCCTTTTCTCTAACACAGACTTCGGGCCAAGGTGATCGATCATCCACTGTGTTTTGGCGCGATTTCTTTTTTCTCCGTTCTTAACCATCTCTCTTATGAGAGCACGGTCTTGACGGTCCATCTGGCGCATCATACGATGCTGCTTTTGGACTAAGCGAATCAAGTGATTCTGATAGCATCGCTCGACGTTCTTCAGGTCCCGGTCTCTGGCCTGTTTGTTGTTAATTTCGATCGTTTTACGCACCATAGATGCGTACCGTTTTGTTTGCAGGAACATAGCTCCTACAAAAGCGATGAGAAAAAGTGTAAAACCAACTGCGAGCATAGTAGCTCCTTTCATAAAAAAATGGTAAGGGATGGACAAGTTCCCAATAGTAAGGTCCGTTTAAAATAAAAAAGGACCTCCATAAGGAGGCCCTTCTATAGGGGGGTCTTATGAGAGAGCCCTTCTCAGGACCTCCTCCCACAGAGCCCTCTTGTGGGGCTGCTTTTTAATAGCGCCTGCTATCATCGCCCTTCTGTCGTCAGGGTGATCCAGTTTCTTGGTTACTGCTACGTTGTGGGCGATCACTTCTTCATTGGTCATGTTCTTTCTGTCTTTCATAGCACTGCTCCATATATAGGTTAATGATAGTAAAGGGTTCGTTCTAAATAAAAAAGGCCCTTATAGGAAGGGCCTTTATAGTAGGGGGGGGTTATAGTAGAGAGGTACTTACAGTATACACATAGCACATACTGTAACAGTGGCAATAATAATAAAGGGGATATAACGAGTCATGATACTGCTCCATAATAAGGGTGGCTAATAAGGGTATATAGGGGTTCGCTACTACAGGTATATAGCTATTGAGGGTATACTAAATAAAAAAAGGGTACTACATAGTAGTACCCTTTATATACAAGTAGGTATATTAGATAACACGGAAGAACTTCTTATGGAATGCAGTACTAGGTACTGACATTTCTTCTACTATTACTTGTTTGAATTCGTTCTTATCATGGTATGTGTGAATAAAACGTTTACCTGTTCTTTTAGATTCTCTAATAAATGCATAATCAGCATCAAACATACAATTTAAACCAATTTCATCAAAGTTAATAAAGGGAAGAGATTTGAGGTTAATAGCTGAAGTAATCATAATAACTCCTAATAGTAAAAAGATTAAAAAGATAATTAAAGGTACTCCCCATGTACGGTAAAGAAGTAATAACTAACCCAGGGGCTCGAAACGGTGAAAGTAAAGTCCGTATAAAGGAGAAAGAGAGAAAATGGTCACGCGGACGGAAACACTCCACCTGCCTTCGCCTATAGGCTCAGGTTACGCGCACGCTTAAATATCGCTTCGATCACACGCGGGAGCGAGTGTCCTTCAGGTTACGCGCACGCTTAAATATCGCTTCGATCACACGCACGGAAAACAACCCCGGGGGGCTCATATATGTCAGCTTTTCGGATCCGGGCGCGTCTTTGTCTTAAAATATATTATTTGCATTTTCTACCCTATATGGGTATAATGTTGTAAAACTTCTGGGAGACTACACGAATGCGCATTACACCTAAAAATGGACATAACAGGAAGGTTGCAGTAATTGGTTTGGGCTACGTTGGGTTGCCGGTTGCTGTAGCTTTGGGTAAATTCGGACGCGTTATCGGTTTTGATGTCAACAAACAGCGTATTGGTGAGCTCAGGGAGGGTGTTGATCGCACTTACGAGGTAGCCATTAAGGACTTGCTTGCTACGGACGTCAAATACACTTTTGATTCTAAAGACATAGCCAAGTGTGATTTTTATATTGTGGCAGTACCTACACCAGTGGACGACCACAAGAAGCCGGACCTTACTCCTTTGATCGAGGCATCTCGTCTGGCCGCGAGTGTCTTATCTAAGGGAGATATAGTTGTCTATGAGTCAACCGTCTATCCTGGTACTACTGAGGAGGTTTGTATTCCTATTCTTGAGAGCGAGGGCCTTGTTTACAACAAGGACTTCTTTGTTGGTTATTCTCCTGAAAGGATCAACCCTGGTGATAAGCGGCGCACTTTGTCTAAAATTACCAAACTCCTATCCGCTTCTAATGAGGACGCACTCGACGTAGTCGAGGCGGTCTACAATACGATCGTCAAGGTTGGTACGTTCAGGTGTTCATCTATCAGGGTTGCTGAGGCGGCCAAGGTTATTGAGAACACCCAGCGTGATTTGAATATAGCCCTTATGAATGAACTGGCTTTACTATTTGACAAATTGCAAATTGACACTCTTGAGGTTTTAAGGGCAGCTTGTACCAAGTGGAATTTTCTTGACTTTAAGCCGGGTCTGGTAGGAGGTCACTGTATAGGTGTTGATCCTTATTATCTTACATACAAGGCTCGGGCTGTAGGGTACAATCCAGAGCTAATCCTGGCCGGGAGACGGATAAATGATTCGATGGGGCGCTTTGTAGCGTCTAAGGCAATAAAGTTAATGATGGCCCGGAATTTGGCTTCAGCGGCATTTCATATCTATGGTCTTACTTTTAAGGCTAATTGTCCTGACTTAAGGAATTCAAAGGTAGTTGATATAATAAAAGAATTGAAGGAGTATGGGGTTATAGTAGAAGGAATGGATCCGTATGTTGACAGTCTGTCAATGAAAAGGGTATTTGGTATTGAACCTATCGAACCGCAGGATATGGCAATAGCTATTGTAGCTGTTGACCATAAGCAATTTAAACAAAAGGGATTCTTTGATGAATATGACGTAATAATTGACGTCAAAGGTTGTGTGGAACCAAAATCGGGGCAATACGTATGGCGACTCTAAAGATATTACTTACCGGGGCAGCAGGCTTTATAGGTTTTCATACCGCAAAGAAACTGCTGGATGTTGGGCATACAGTCATTGGATATGACAATATGAATGACTATTATGATGTCAGTCTTAAAGAAGCGAGATTAAAACGCCTTACTATCTATGACAACTTCAAGTTTACCCAGGATTCACTCGAAAATCGAGCAGGGCTAGAGAAAATTTTTCTTGCATGTAATATAGATTATGTAATTCACTTAGCTGCTCAAGCTGGCGTTCGTCATAGCTTGGAATCTCCTCAGACTTATATAGATTCAAATATTACAGGATTCTTAAATGTGTTAGAGTGCTGCAGGCACTGGCCTGTTAGACACATTGTTTATGCGTCAAGTTCTTCAGTTTATGGGGACTCGACAGAGTTTCCATCTAAAGAGTCGCATAAATGCGACACTCAGTCTTCTCTTTACGGTGTTACAAAACGATGCAACGAACTTATGGCTCATGCATATAATAAGCTATACAATATGCAGTGTACTGGTCTGCGCTTTCATACAGTATATGGGCCATGGGGTAGGCCGGATATGGCTCTATTTATCTTTACAAAGAAGATCCTTGCAGGAGAACCCATTCCTGTGTATAATAATGGGGATCTTATGCGCGATTTCACCTACGTGGACGATATCGTTGCAGGGATCAAGGGAGTGACCTTCAAGCCGTCGGGCCTGAAGGTGTTCAACATCGGGCGGGGTGAACCGGTTCGCCTGATGGACTTCATAGCCGCTATAGAAAAAGCTACCGGAAAAGAGGCCCTGTTAGACCTTATGCCTATGCAGCTTGGCGATGTGAAGATGACGTATGCCAGTACGGATAGTTTATTCGAACATATTGGCTATAAACCGGTTGTGTCGGTAGAAAACGGGGTGGAAGCTTTTGTTGAATGGTACAAAGATTACTATGAGTAAACAAGATGCGTTGACCTTACTGCGTCAACGCACACCCCAGTTCCTTACCCAATACGACCACCTCAATTCTCATCTCATTTGGAGAAAGTATGTCCGCGACGGTCTGACAAACTATCGGGACGCAATCTTTCTTATCCGCTTGATTCAAGCAAACTAATTCTAACCTAACGAGGTATTTTGTATGAAAGCTATTTGCGATGGTATTCGCTCGTATTTACAGGAAGCCAGAGATGCGGATGACTACCACTTTAGGCTCACAAATGTAGTGATGACAGGGGCGGTCTTGATATTTACCCCTGTTACGTGTATAATATACTGGCTTATAACATTATTTTGGAGTAAATAATGCAAGCTTTAAAGAAAATCATGAAAAAAATATCGGGCTGGTTTGGTCGCTGGAAAGATAAAACGATTCCCCCAAAAGGACTCGACGTAAAAATGGCACATGACCTTGCAACGCTCTGTTCGGAGATAAGGTCGATTGAGGTTGCCAATAATCCAAGACTGTATCAATCGATCGAAAATAAAGAACTCGATGTTCAGGTTGGTATCTTCAAGTTGTCAAAGACAGCATGCGCCATAGTCTTCAGAGGTACAGAGCCATGGAACCTTAAAGACTGGAAAACAAATGCGCAATTTATCAACCGTAAACCTGGAGATAACTTCGCAGGCAAGGTTCATCTTGGATATCATGCGGCTTACCATGCTGTTGCAAAAACAATTAAAAAAGCAATGAGGTCATTGGAAGTTGCAAAAGTTTACTGCGCCGGCTTCAGTATGGGCGGACCACTTGCACAACAATGTGCGATGGATATGAGGGCCTATGGCTATATCTCGGCGTGTTATACTTTTGGGTCCCCAAAGACGGGAGATAAGACGTTTGCCAAGTCTCATTCACAAATTGATGAAACATGGCGCATTAGGCTGCAGAATGACGTAGTCCCCGCGTTACCTCCGTTTAAGATCTATAAGCATGCAGGCAAGCCAGTCAGAATCCATAGTAAAGGTTATTACATGAAGAAACTCGACGAGCTCGCAGATTGGGTCTGCACATTCAGTCCGTGGTCTTATAAAGATCACAGTGTCGAAGGTTATGTAAAAGCATTGGAAAAACTTTTGTAGGAGTTGAAAATGGCAGTTACAAGTTCGAATCAGATTGCTGCTACGCAGCCGAATCTTTCAGCAACGAAACCAGTTAAGATTCCGGGACAGCCCACGCCTCCTCCCAATAACCAGACTCCTGGTTCTGGTCTAGGAAGCAAGTCTAAGGGCTTGTTCAAATAAGTTGAGGCTCATACGACTCGAGCCCCAAGCGTCAGTCCGAATACGGACTGCGTATCAAAACCTGCTTATGACTTTGTCATGGCACTGTTTATGGCTCCCTTCGGGGAGTCTTTTTTGATGAAAATAATGGTATGTTTTTTCAACAGCCACCACGCTTAGACCCTTCGGGGTGTCGCGAACCACGGTGGCTTACTTATATGGGAGTAAGAATGAGTGACAAGTTCAGCCCAGACGACGAGTTGGAAAAGCCACAGGAAGATACAACAGTCGTAGAATCCTCGACGGGGTGTAATGCTACCTATCTCCAGAAACGTCCTCAGAAGCATCAGCTGAAGGGACAGGACAACGTCCTTACTCTCACAAGATCTTCGACAGTTAAAGACCCTATTATACAAAATTTACTGGCGCTTATGCCCGAAGGGCAGGAACTGGTAGTTACAGAAGCTGCCATGAAAACGCTGGCACAATTTGCCAGACGCATGGTAGACGGATATCAAGCTGCGGTACCCATGATCTGTCTAGGGCAGAAATGCCCATATTATAATATGTGTCCCGTAGTTAAGGCAGAGCTTAGCCCTCCTCTTTTAAAACCATGTCCTGTTGAAACCCATTTGTTTGACAACTGGAAGAAACAAAAGATGGTGGAACTCGAGGTTGATTCAGATGATGAGATGATGGCTATAGACCGAAACCAGATCAACGAACTCGCAGAGCTCGAAATACTTCAGCTTAGAGCCAACTGGGAGATGGCGATGGATCCCCAGACGGTTAGAGAAAAATGCGTCGGAGTAGATGACAACGGTGATCCTATCATGACAGAAATTGAAAATCCGAGAATCAACGTTATATCCAAGCTTGGGAAGGAAAAGGGTCGTTTACTGGACGACCTCGTGGCAACACGAAAGGCAAGAGTAAAGGCTGGTGCCGGCAACACGAAAGATGCAAGTTCCATTGTATCGGCCTTTGCCAACGCCGCTAAACGTGAGCTTAATAAAAAAGCACAAGAAGACAAAGAAAAGGTCATAGAAGTAGAGGTAACCGATGGCGAAGAGGCCTAAAACAGCCAAACAAGGCGGAGTGAAGTTTACCGAAGGGAGTGTTATCTATCACCTTTATGGTGAAGATTACCCCTACGTCTGGGACCCGGAGGCAACAGACGTTCATTCTGGCCGCAAAGGCGTAATGAGGCCACTGACCAAGGCAGAAGACCAGGCGCTATCCGTCATTACCGAGGGTGGCCACCGTTACAAATATAAGTTTGGCAGGAGATCCGGCTGGCTGGACGACAACAAGGCTTTCCTTAATCTGCAGGACACTGTCAAATCTAAATCCTTCAAGAATAGATCTCTCAATATCTTCCTCGATCTTGAAACTACCGGCCTTGGTAATGCCGAGGCGGTGTTTCAGATCTCCATGCACGTTACTCAACACAATGTCAAGACAGGGGAAAAAATCAGTACCCTGTTTAACTTTGATGCGCTACAAGATCCACGACTCATAAGTGATGCTCATAAGAAAGCAAAGCCTGACGAAATTATTGAGAAAGGGGCCCAAAAGGTTTTTAGGGGCAATATTACATATGGAGACTTAGCGGGCAAGGCTCTTTCAGACGAACAGCTGGAACAGATGATCTATCTGTTTGAACATGCCGGAACAGTTACTGGACACAATGTGCGAGATTTCGATGCACAACGTTTATACGGTCATTTCCGCGCAGTACAAAGAACAATAAAGGATAAACGCTCCAAACGATACAAGCTTATTACGAGACTAAAGGATGCGATCCATAATGACAAGCTGAGATGGATCGACACTCAAGAGATCCCCTTTGGAGAGAACGTGCCGGAGGGATTTGTTCCAAGTCTTAAGCAGGAAGATATCCTTGCGAATCCGAATACCGGACGTCGTCCTGGTAAGACGCTTGAAATCGATGGCGTTCGTATTCATGTTGAGACAGCTCACTCAGCCCTGCCCGATACCCTTGGTAATGATATTCTGACGCAATTCGCCGTAGTGACTGACGAAGGGGAAGTCGTCGCAGGTATGCAGGATAGCTGGACAAAGGTGGCTCCGGGATTTCCTCAAGTACAGACTCGAGCAGGACAGGTAGATCAGGCTAAGAAAAAGAAAAGAGCCAGAGCAGAAAAGGCCAATGTAGAAAAGAACCTTTATCTGGGAGACGACGGAAAGCCGTTCGTGAGGACCAAGAAGCTCGAGTTTATGACTGATACGGCCGAGGAGATCTCAGAGAAGATAAAAATTAATAGAACAGTTGCGCTTTTTGAAGGTACTCTGGGCGAGACTGGCAGAAAGATGGGCTGGCTGGGCGTTGGTATAGGTATGCTTGGCGGCTTTACTGCTTATCGTTTCATGAGTAAGTCTCCTGCGCAAGAGACTCTGGACAGATGGGCAGGAGATCCGAGTGACCCATTTGTCGACGCAATGATTGCAGGAGGGCTTGGAGCCGCGACATGGAATGCAAACAAGATTGTACCAGGCTATCCGAATCTCAAAGCATCCCTTTCTCACGTGATGGGGGACAGAGTCTCATCTTTTGGAGGGAAGATTGCACGATTTGGATCTCTAGGGCTCCTTGGCTATGCCGCAGTATCTACTACACATAACATCCTGAACGATAGAGGTCGGCCAGGAGAAAAGATGCGTCATCCGACGATGGCCGCAGCCGTAGGCTTGTTGGGAGTAACTGCTTACGGAATTTACGGCAGCGCTGGTTATGATGCAGACTTGGCTTTTGGTCGAGCTTTTACCGGGATTCGAGACAGACTAATGCCTGGTACTAGGAAGTTCGGCGAGCTGTATAACGAGGCGGGCGAGAAGATTGCTCAAAAGGTCGAGAAAGGAGTTATGTCGGGAGGAGGCTATTTTGCAGAGACATTCAATGCCTTGGCAAAGAATATTAGACAAAGCAAAATGGCTAAAGGAACGATTATTGGAGGTATTGGCCTTGCTCTAGGTTCGTATGTTATGAGTGGAAGCCAGAACAATAAAGTCATTCCTCCAAGTCCGGCAATGCCGAGTAGACAGCCGCAAATGATAAAGTATAATCAACAGACATCTCGTGCAATGGTAAACTATAAGCCGGGGCATGTATATAGACACCCCTATCGGCATACAGAACAGTTTAACAGCAGGCCTCACGGTCTCGCTCTAGTATAGGAGCTAATATGCCTATTAATCCAGCTGCTTTTTCCGAGTACGACCCATCGTTCATGGCAACGGGATGGGCAACCCCATTTGGCGAAGAAGGGATCGCATCATTCGCGGGGAACCTAGTCGTCAACACTGCGATAGAACAGTTCGCCACCAGGGGGGCGTATGGATTTACTGCAAGCGCTATGGCTCAGTTTGCCGGAGTTCCCAGCGAAGCCTTTGAAGCAGAAGTCAAGATGGCAAGCAAGAAACAGTTCTTTGCTCAAAGGATATTTGGTACAACTCAGCCGGGCCTGGCAATTGGCCGACAGAGTGTACATAGTGGTATTATTAGGCGAGTTTTTGACGATACAGCATGGAGACCCACAGGCATCAAGGAATTTGACAGGCGCACCTTTGGGCAGTTTGAGCAGATAGCCAAACGGAGAGCTAGAAAAAGCGGTGTTATGTTTGCCAAAAGCCGGCCAGTGGCTGCTTTAGAACAAGCGTTTAGTGAAAGCAAAGTGATGTCCGAAGCTCTTGAGAGGGCGGTATCTAACAAGGCGACATTGAGATTACCTCTGTTGGGAGAGATTCCAATAAAAGGAAGTATCGGTATGGCTAAGGGGATGGAATGGGCTGGCTTGGCTTTTCATGGTGCCGCCAAGTTTTTTGCCTTTCAAGGGATAATGGGTCTTACTTCTGCGTACGGAGATATTTACGAAGGGGTAGCGTCCTATGGCCGCTCACTACGGAAACAAAAGGAATTCACTATGACTGAAATGGGAGGACAATTCTTTGATAACAGAGGTGCCGCTACCATGAGACAGAGATCTCTTGCGGCTATACATAATACGCAGTCGCAGTTGCGACAAGTGTTTGGCAGAGAAGCCACGGTGGTACACCAATAACAGGAAAATACAATGGCAACTATAAGAAAGCTTTTAATGGCAGGAGGCATTGGTAGCGCCGGGATCGCTGCTGCTGGAGCCAACATTGTCGGCCCTTTCTCCTCCGATAGGGGCGCGAGTCCTGTAAACGAACGTGAGAACCAGGCTATTGAGGCCGCATTAACTGCTCAGACTGTTTTTAGCGGAGTAGGAGTCGGAGCCGCGATCGCTGGTGGGCTTGCAGGGATGGCACTTGGAGGTAGTAGAACTATGTATCGAACCCTCGAAGCTCTTCGAGAAGGAGGTCTTCGCAAGATGTCGAAGGCAGTATCGCGACTTCCAGGCGAAGGATTTACGCGCACGACGCACGCTATCGCAGGGGGTTTGGTCGGAGCCGGAGCCGGAGTTGCTCTATTGTCTGAAGCAGCCGCCAGATCTAACGTTGGCGCAGCAGGACTTCAGCACGACTATCTAGACGCGACCGGGGCCTCTGATGTTCAAGGAGCTTCGGTTCGTACGGCGGGAGGTTCTACAGGAATTATGAAAGGAGCCATAAGCGGCTATATTGCGTATGCCAGTCTGGGTGCAACCGGGCGCTTTCTTTCTACGTCTAAGATTCCATCGGGACGTGCTATCGGAGGAATTATGAAGAACAGAGCCGTCCGAGGCATTGCCGCACTGGGCTTTGGCGCCGCTATGAGTGGGATGATGCGTAACACACAGCCTCAACACAACCGTATTCAGGGAATGGGGTATTAATGTCTGAAAAAGTGCTCAGCCAACAAGATGCCGAGGAGACCTTTGCCGAGCGTAAAGCTCGTGGTGAAAAGTTCGATAAATGGATTTGTGAGAATAAAACCGGCTGTGCCTATAGTGACAGTCCTATGTGCCGAGCTTGCATCCAAGAATATAGAGAAGCATATATCAACGGTGAGCTTGATGTAAAAGAGACAGAAGAACAAAAGATTAACAGACAGATTGCTGGCAAACCAGAGCCCGAAACAGACATGTTCCCCGTAGAATGTCATGGAGATTTAAGATGTGGGCTTGGACGAATAGAAGGAGGGATGTCCGACGAGGAATTCGCCGTAGCGGGTATGTTTAATCCTGTAGTGTGGTTTAAACAAGAATTGGGAATTAATCTTCGGTGGTATCAGGAAGATGCTGTTTGTTGCACGGCTCGTATGAAGGCTCTTAGGTGGGGAAGAAGGAGTGGGAAAACGCACTCTCAGGTTGGGCGCATTCTTCATAGGATGCAACTCGCTCGTCTCAACGAAGATGAAAAACAGGCCGCAGAGCGCGTTCTTGTTCTTGCTCCTTATCAGCCACAGGTAGACGAAATATTTGAGAAGATAGACGAACTTATTGTCAATTCTAATACCCTTTGCGAATCTGAAAACCGCAGAACAAAATCTCCCAATCAAATCTATAAGATGGGAAATAATTCTCAGGCAAAAGGGTTTTGTACGGGATCTAAGACGGGATCTAAATCAGATAAGACCCGTGGTCAGGGTGCTACGATTATATATATGGATGAAGTTGATTATATCCCAGACTCTGATATCGAATCTACTATAGCGATTATTACAGATTCTAAAGATACTGAATTATGGGTAACTTCTACTCCGTCTGGTAAGCGCGGTAAATTCTATGGGTTCTGCACAGATAAGCGTCAGGGCTTCAAACATTTCCACGTATCTGCAAAGGAATCTCCAGAATGGACAGACAAGACAGAGCGCCTTCTGAGGGCGCAATATTCCAGAGCAGCATGGGAACATGAAATAGAAGCAGAATTCGGGACTGTAGAAGGAGGCGTATTTCCTACTAACAAACTTATTGATTCGCTTTATACTTATAAGTATGGCATTGATCGATACAATCCGAATAACATATATTGCATCGGAGTAGACTGGAATGGAGCTGCCAACGGCATTCCTATTATCGTTACTGAGTTTGACAGAGTATCCAACCGTTATGTTGTGGTAGATAAGAAAACAAGTATGTCGGACGAATTTACCCAATTAACGGCTATCAGAGATATTATTACGATGTTCGAGAAATGGAATGCGAACTATATTTATCTGGATGCCGGATATGGTAATGCTCAGTTTGAAATGTTGAGAGCTTATGCAAAAGAGGCTCATAACGATAAGCTGTTAAAAGCGGCTAAAGCGATACATATGCATGGGAAGACAATAATTCGAGATCCTGTTTCAAAGAAGAAAATAGAGAAGCAGAATAAATCTCTGATGATAGATCTTGCGGTACGTCGAGTCGAGAACGATATGTGCGCATTCCCCCACTTCGAGAACGAAGAAGGGGGACTTGTAGATCAACTTCGAAACCTTGAGATCGAGCGCTATACGCCCACTGGCATTCCTGTCTATTCCCAAGGTAAAGATCACGAGGCGGTAGCTTGGCTTTTGTCTGTCTTTGCTATTACTATGGAATTCTCCGATATAGCCAAAGTCGCATCTGGCGGCCATATCGCTTTTATGCCATTTAAGGTACTGAAAGAAGAAACGTTTGAATCACAAATTGCCAAAGACACTTTAATACAAGCGCCACGCAAGGAGCCGGATGACCCCAGTAAAGATTTTGTCAAGGGGGGCAAATCCTTTCATGTCATGAGTAGAACTAAAGAGTCTCAAGATAAGAGAGGTGTCACATTTGGCGGCCGTTCTAAATTTATGAAACTTATGTCATCAGGACGTAAAGGGAGATCCTTTTAATGGCCATTAGAAGAAAAAAACCAACGATAGAACCGGACGTACGTCGTGAAGTTACTGATGAAATCAGGACTATAATGGATAAAGCCGGAAGTCTTGAAGATGCAATTAGGGAATTAAAAGCGGCAGGTATCCCAGCCTATGGAGATCTTAAAGCTCCTCTTAGCCAGAATATGAGTCGCGTGCAAACAGAGAAGTCTCTTATAACAGATGAAGATCAGATATTCGCAAATCTTTATTCTGTTGCAGGCAAGGCAATACTCCTGAGAAGTATGATAGAAAATGCACAGAATGCCAGAGAAAAGCTTTATATACCTGTTGAAGGGATGGATACAGTACGCAAGGCTATCAGTCGGGTTTTCCCAGGATCAACCCCTAATCATGATAAGATATATTTTCCGATGTGGCAAGAGGTCGTAGATCGCAAAGTTAAACAGGCAGAGTTTATAGGTTCCACTTTTCTCGAACAGCTTACTGGCAACGATATGCAGGATAGTCAAATCTTGCAAGATTCAATTAAGGCATGGGAGTTATATCAAAATCAAATGAGAGACAAAGCCGCCAAGAACGGTGAATTCAATACTCCCAATTTCAGCGAGCCGGCATTTGGATGGAGGGAAAGAGTTATTGCAAGTGGGCCGAGTGCTCTTGCGGAATTGCTTGTATATGGCGCTGCGCTTGTTGTCTTATATTTTCTCAACCATAAACTTGCCATGTGGAAAGCACCACAGACGTATTTGCAGTCTAAAGCTTCAACTCTTATGCCTAATCCTGCGGGCGTTTTTATCATGATAATGCAGATCATCATAGGTTTAGCTATGCATTTTCTTATTGAGGGTCTTCTCGCAGAAGAAGTCGAGACAGTACTAGACCTTGTCGTGCTGCCCGAAGATGCTGGAGATATAGATAAGGCGGAAATTGTTGATGCCGCCAAGGCGCTTGCCAATAACGAGCCCATTCCTTATGGCCGATTCCAGGGAAAGACACTGGCAGACTTTTCAGAAGCAATAGGTTTTTCTGAAGATGTTCTTGATGTTATCAAGTCTTATTTCAGAAGAGGAGATTATGATATAATTTATGAATACGGTATTTCATGGCTTACTATAAATGCCGTTACTCCTGCGAGAAAAGAAGACTTTTCTCATTGGTTCGTGCTTCCTGAATTGGAATCCATGATTTATGACGTACAAAACAGTCTTGAACAAGCTCCTAATTTCTCTCCCATGTTTGCCGAAGAAGCTAAAGCAACCAACCAGGAGCCCGTTCGTACAGATCCGGTAAGTACTAGTATCGATACCGAGCGCCAAGCATTTAATCGAGCAGTTAGAGCCGGAGGAAGTGTGAGCTCGGGAGTAGCAGATAAAGGTTCTGTTAAAATTAAGCCAACCCAGGAAGTAGTTGAATATGACAATCCTTTGTTCGGAAAGAACAGGCCTTCTGGGAAAGCAAGCCGCGAAGCGATCAGTGATGCTGCAAAAGATATATTCAGTCCGTCTAAAATGCTTGATAATGTTAAAGATGCATTTCACCAACAGGCATGTGCGTATAACGAAAAGACAAATAGGCTCGCCGCATTTTTAACTGATGACCCGTGGGTTGCAGCCGCAATCTGCTGTTTTGTAAGATATTTTGGGGCAGTCGACGTATCTTTGTTACATTCTATCCGGTCTATACTTCAGCTATTTGCTAAGGGTCTTACGTTTGATCTTGGAGCCTTTTTAAATAAAATGATGTCGGATATTTATGACGACATGCTTGCCAAGGCGCGAGCGTCTCTTGTTGCTATTATCAATAAGACTTTTGATAAAATCTTTAATTATGTATTCAAATGGCTTGATTCAGAAGCGATGCAATTTCTAATGAACTGTTTGCCGTTAAACGTAGTAATTAGATTTATGTTGAATACTATAGAAGAAATGAAGGTAACTTTGGACGAGTTGATAGACGATATTTTGGAAAAGATAGATCTATCTACAATGACTCTGGATTATAAGATTTCCATTCTTAAAGAACAGAAATGGGCCCGCAGTTTATTTATCTTGATAGACGCTATAATAGAAGCGGTTGAAAGAGGGAATAATTGTGCTTTGACTGGTGATCCGTTTGAAGATCCAGACACAAGACGCCTGCTTGATGCCGCCCTGAAGGAGTCGGGTAGACAAAATGATTACATATTTTATAATAATCTTTCTGGAATAGCACAAGATGATTTTGAAAATCAGGTTATCACCGATCTCGACGTTATATCTGGAGACGGAACTGGTAGTAAAAACAGCCGGAAACTGAAACGGATTCAAACAAAGAATTTAAAGGATTTGATTCTGCAACCCTCTATCTTTAATACATTTAGCGATACAGAAGCATTTTACACAGATAATGATATCCCGATCAATCCTGTTGGGGCGAATCTTAGAAATAGAGATTTATTTATCAAGAGTGTAGGAGAAGGGGCTGCGAGCGGATCTCTGAGTATAGAAAATATCGAGTCCTGCTTTGAGGACATTAACCAGTCAGAATTACTTAAACGAGTTATGAGGACAGTATAATGGGTGTATTCTCCTATTTTAAGAATCTTGTGTCAAGAAAGCCGGTCGAACCAGAAGGACAAAGGGATTTGACGCAAGGTATTCCCGAGGACGATCCAGTTCAGCCTACCGGGGGTTCTGTCCCTCAACGTATCAAAATCCAAAAGATGCTTAACAGCAAAGCTTTAGCTTATAAAAACGCAATCTATAGATCAAGATGGAACGGAGGTACGCAAGGCTTTGAGGAATATGAATATAATATGGCCGAGATTGTTCAGGCTGAGGACACAGAGGGATTTGTCTCAAGATCTTTCGACAAGCACATTGAAATATGTATGAAAGAAGGTTTCAAAATTGGTGGTGATGATCCAAGAATAGTTAGGCATATTAAAAGAAGGTTGTTCGAAATCTTTGTCAATACAGGGCTTACAACAAAACAGATGGTAAGAAAGATCATTCGTGACACGATCAAATACTCTAATGTTTATATAGTTCTTGTCAGGGATGAAACTAGGACAACTGGGAAAATTTACAATTATCATGGCAAGCCTATGGAGCCGATTGCCGGCATTTTCTTCGCAGACCCTCCTTCTATGACGGTTAAGCGGAATAAATGGGGCAAGCCTGTCCGTTATCGCCAGTATATTTATAATATCGGTGAGCATCGCAACTTCAAACCTGAAGATATAATTCATCTCGATTGGCGCCGAAAAGAAGGCCATGCCTATGGGACGCCTTTTGTCGTTCCTGCTCTAGAGGATATTCGATCTTTGAGGAGAATAGAGGAAATGGTGGAAATGCTTATTTCCAGTCACATCTTTCCTCTTTTCCAGTATATAGTCGGAACCGACGATTATCCTTCTGATGATCTTGAGATACAGAAAGTTAAGGACGAGATACAAGAAATGCCCACAGAAGGCTCGGTTGTAACCTCTCACCGCCACAAAATCGCAGTAGTAGGCGCAGAAGGAAAGGCCCTTGAAGTTCAGCCATATCTTCAGTATTTCGAGAAAAGATCTCTTGCCACATTGGGTCTATCCGAAATCGCCCTAGGTCGAGGCGACTCCAGTAATAGAAACACGGCAGAGTCTATAGACAAGGCCATGTTGGATCGCTGTAGTGAAATCAACGATATTATTGCAGATAGTATTACCTATCATCTATTTATCCATTTCGTTCTAGACGGCGGCTTTCCTTTATCTTATGAGACTCTGCCAGAATTTGGATTTGGGACCCTTGATAGAGAAGCGGTTAGGGCTAATGAAAATCATCAGCAGGGATTGTTTCAGGGCAACACAATTACAGAAGAAGAAGCTCGTAAACGTATGGGGCTTAAGCCTATGCCAAAAGCTGGGGTTTCAGGAGAGCGAGCGCTTGAGCGCATCGATATTCCCAAGATGAAGGCTGAGGCAGAAGCAAAGGCCGCGCTTGCCGCATCTACCGCCTCTCAGAATAGCACGACATCCAAGAACCAGCCAACAAATCAGCACGGAACCAAGGCTACAAAGACCAAATTGGTTAAGAATGTGTTTGAACATGATGCCGGAAATGAGATTAAAGTTATACGAAATATATTCACAGAAATGCCAGAAGATGGCTTCAATGAATACTTTACAAAAGCCATGACCGGAACGATACTTGAGAGAGTCGGCTCGATAGCCACTAGCTATATGCTGGAACGCTTCAAAGAAGCGGGGGTTGACGTGCCGCAGGATTGTACTATAATTCCTGATGTATTAAAAAATAGGTTACAGAGCCATACTCTCAGGTTGCTGCAGTATTGCCGAGACAATCAAAAGCATCATATTGCGGCGGTAATTGACCAGATTTCTGATGAATTACCAAATATAACCGAAGATATAAACACGTATTGTGCAACCTTTGAAACGGAGTAGAAAATGGCAGATTTATTTAGTTTAGATCATTTCAGTATTGGCTCAGGGATTGTTGACCTGAACAAGCTGGATAAGTTCTATGATATCTCAAAGAGACGGGCAACCACAGACGGCGTATCGAGTGATGAGGTTTCTACAGCCTTGAGGATCGACCTGGATGCAACGAGATCCGGTAGCATAGTTAATCGACGAATGTATCGGGGACCAAGCGTGCAGAAGAATTACCTTCGCTTCACCGAGCCCTACGATAAGCCAGTCTTGAAAGGACATGATCAGGAGAATCCCGACGCTACCATCGGTAGGGTCGTTAAATCGCGCTTTGAAAAGTTCGAAAAAGATGCCAAGAAGTTTAAATATGATTTCGCATATGCTACCAAGAAAGGTGAAGGTTCAGGCCGCGTCATTCTGACTACCGATATTACGGACGAGGATGCTCAGCAAAGAGTTATTGATGGCAGATATGCTACGGTATCAACTTCTCAGCAGCTTGCATTTCCTATTTGTTCCCATTGTGGCAGGGATTGGTCTCTTTCTCAGGAATGTGAACATTGGCCTGGAAGAAAGGCGGAGTTGACAGATGATTCACCGCTTGTTAAAATTGGAACTCATAAGAAGGGCAAGGCTCTGGATATGTTTCTGATAACGGATGTTATTGATTATTTTGAAGTATCATTCGTACCAGTACCTGCCCAGGAAAAAGCTAAAGTATTAAACTTTAAAAAGATAGCAGACGAACTTGGCGTTAAAAACGCAAGTTTTGATGCTCTTAAAGATATAATGATTTCGCGTCATTACGTATCGCCGGTCAACGCCATACGGGGAATGGTAATGAGCGATTCATTAAAGGTTCAGGAGAGCCTGCTGATTGACGACGTCGAAGATGAAGTTAATCAGACGACAACGGGGAAGACCACAGTTCAGATCGACATGCCAGCAGTCGAAGAGGACGAGGCTACCGGGGACAATGACTCTAATGAATCTACCCCAGAAGAAAAAGCACAGGATGCGAAGGAAAACATTAACAACGTTTCACAGGAGAAATCCATGGGTGAACAAACTAAAACCCAAGACAACGCCCAGGATACTGCTCTCGAGATCGTGAATCGTGAGAACAAGAAGCTTGTCGATGAAAAGGCAGAACTTCAGGTTAAGCTTGATAAAGCTGATGAAGAAAAAGAATCTCTTCAGAAAAAGCTTGATGACAGCAAAGCCGAAGTTATTGGCTTGATCGCCGATCAGCTCTATCTCATGAGGAAAATCACCGGTCATGCAAGTATTTCTGAGCTTGAAGGCAAAGACGAAGCTGAAACAAAGGCCAATATCGATGCCTATAAGCAGAAGCTCGCCACTCGCACTATGGACTCTCTCAGAGACGCCGTAGAAGACGAGAAGGCTGACTTCGAACAGAAGATTGCCGATCTGGAGAAATTCAGTGAAAGCAATGTGGACAAGAGCACTGTTGACGATCCTACGCTGTCCGACACATCGAAAGATGACAAGTCGGAACGCAAGGAAGACAAAGCCGACAGTGAAAACAAAGACGTAAAAGACGTTCTCTAATAAGGAGGTTTCAAAATGTCTGATACTAATAGTATGAGAACTGCTTATGGCTATGGCCAAGAGACTCGTATCTTCAAGGAAATTTCCGAAGGTAATCATCCTCGTTGTTCCAACAAGGTTGCTCCTTATCTTCCAGTCCAGGAGATCAAGTATCAAGGCGGTCAAGCATTCCCAGTCGTAATTAAGGCTGGGCAACTCATTGCACTGGATCAGTGGAATCAGTTTGTGCTTGCTAACTGCGGCGCAAGCAATACCCTGACCTATGGTGCCAATGACGTTACCTGGGGTACGCCGGCTTACAGCGCAAGTGCTGCACTTGGTGCAGGCGATGCTGCTGCTGATGGCGATACCGCTACGCAGCCTGCCAATAAACTGGTTGGCTATGCGTTCTTTGATTTTGTCGCAAACACAAGCAATTCAGGCTACCTCAACTACCAGGTTCAAACGGATCATAAAACCGTTTCTACAAACTGGCTCGTTGAGTATCCGATCATCAATACCACGCAGATTGATGTTGCTCAGGGCGATTTGATTCTTCCTGACAATGCCGCTCCTGGTTATTGGAGACCGGCCGTAGCTGCCGACTTTGCTGACGTTGCGTCAATCAAAATCACCATGGAAAACACTTTCGGTAAATGCTACAAAGTTGGCAAGATTACCGACGGTCTTGATGGTATGGATCGGATTCAGGGAGCCCCTGGTCTGAATCTGTATGGCACAATCGACTCTCCAGCAGGCGCAGGTCTGCCGGCCCATTTCCTTGGCGCCACTACCCAAACGCATGCGTCTAATACCGCTGCGGGTAATGAGTCTTCGAAATGGCGAGTCCTTATCAACGTTAACGTGTAAACGGAGGTCTAAACATGGATAATGTAAAAAAAGATGCTATGGCTGTAGTTGATAAGGTTATGGAAGAACTGCACGCTGTTGTCAAAGGCCAGATCGAAAAAGCAGACGACAAAGCTAAACCGAAGACTGAAAAACAGGAAGTTCGGGACCGCCTTGCTCTGTGGACTCAAATCTGGAAAGATAACGGTTACCACCGTGAGCTTGACAAGCATGTTGAGCTTCCAGATCTGATTGACAAATCAGTCGAATTAGCCAGCAAAACGAGCGATGCTGTCACATCTGCTGAATACCGGAACCTGATTCCTCACGTTGTCGCCAACGTGGTTCGGGAACCTCTTCCGCAGGACAACCCGCTTACTCGGATGCTTACGCAAGTAAGATTCCAAAACGGTACTTCAATCACCTTCCCCGCCGTAGGCGCAGCCGGTAACCTCGAGCTCGATATGGCAGAAGGCGAAGAATACCCCGAACTGGCTCTCGATTACAGCGGTTCAGTAACCGCCACGATCGGGAAAGTCGGTATCGCGGTAAACTTCACTGAAGAAGCTATCCGTTATTCCGCATTTGACGTCGTTAACCTGCATGCCCGTCAGGCGCGTCAGGCTCTGATTCGTCATAAAGAAAAGAAAGCTTCCGACCTTATCTTCAACCTGGGTTCTACCTATATCGACAACATTGCCTCCGGCGCTCGCCGGTCCAAAGGTCGTGATATCAATGGTAATGGTAACTGGACCCTTATCGTTGACGATCTGGTTGACGCTTACATTGACGCCCTGCAAGAAGGCTGGCACCTCAACACGCTTGTCTGTCATCCGCTTGCATGGACAATCTTCGCGAAAGATCCGATCCTTCGGGAACAGTTCTTCCGTGGTCAAGGTGGCGCATTCTGGACTCCTCCTACGGGTGGATCCGTCTATGCTCCTCAGCTTGGTGTTAACGTACCTTACGGACAGAACGTTGGTCAATCTGTCGCACTGGGTGCCACTTCCGGTACTTCAGTTGGCGGAGCCGCCAATGCAACGTTCGCATTCCAGGTACCTGGCTATGGTGGCTTAGGCTTCAACATTGTTGTTACGCCTTATGCTCCTGTAACCTGGAACACCACTCTGAGCAAGTGGGTCACCGACATCGTTCTGCTTCAGGCCGATCAGGCAGGTTTGCTCGTCGTCGACGAAGACCTCTACACTGAAGACTGGAACGATCCTCGGGTTGACGTTTATAAAATGAAGTTCCGGGAACGGTACTCCATGATTAACGTTAACCAGGGTAAAGCTGCGCGTGTTCTTAAGAACATCGCAATCGACCAAGCCTACTTCATGGAAGATAAGGTTACCTGGGACATCTCAAACGGTGAACTGCCGACAATTTCTGCGGGAATTGAAGACAGCTCCAGTTCCAGCGCTACCTAATCCACTATGTAGTGCGATATTAAGAACCCCTGGTTTCGGCCAGGGGTTTTTTCATATAAAGAGGGGCATATTATGCAACCGACAAATGTTATTAATCTTAGTGACCACCGCAGCCCACAACCTCAAGAAGAAGTGCCAAAGAATGACCCGAGACGCAATTGGGGCTCAATCTCGCCTATCACAGAATCTGAAGAAGCTCATGTTGAAGTCACCAATAAAGATGGCATTGTAAAGATCGAGATAACAGATGAAGAAGAGGTAGCAAGGCGTCAAAGGGCGATGGAAGAACGAGACAACAGAACAGAAGCAGAGAAGAAAGAAATTATGGAGGCACTTTAATGTCAACTCCTATTCTTGTTAGAAGTTCCCCTACGAGTGGAGACAACAACTTTCAGATAGAAAACACTATTACGCTAACTTTTAATAAGGATATTGATTCAGCCTCTGTTAATAGCGGCACTATAGCGCTATTGAATCGTGATACTTCTACACCAGTTCGTGCAAGCTATGTTACTTCTGGCAACGTGGTAAAGGTTCTTCCTGCATTATCTCTCAATGAACAAACAGGTTATAAGATCATTATTTCAGGTAAAGATCTCAGCCAGTTTGTAGGAGAGGTTAAAGACACAGACGGCAATTCCGTTCTACAAACACAAACTATTTTATTTACTACTGGTGTCAGGGCTCCTTCTGCGGTTGTTGCGTCAAGTCCTAGAGAAAATGCGCCTCAAGAGACAGAGACTGTCTATGTTGTCATTGACGACCAACCTATCGCAGTAGAGACGATTCCTTTAGAATTTGTAGATATGGAACCTGCGCATGGCGAGATGCTTGTTTCTCCTGCGTTTATAGCCGAGAATGGTATTCGATTAACCTTCAATCGTCCAGTAGATCTGGCTTCTGCCAGAGAATATATCATATTAGAGCATAAGCCTATGGTAGATATCAGGGCAATGGTCTATGATGTAGAAGACTTTGAAGATTCTTATGCAGCAGAAGGAACGTCGGCATTTTGTCTGGATAATAGAAACGACAAGTTATTTCCTGATGTTAATTATTATATTCAAGGGAATGACGTCCTTATTACTTATCCGGGGACGCTCGCAGACTGGGAGGCCCAGCAATATGAAGAGGCATCCAGTTCGTCTTCATCTTCATCCTCTTTACCTTCTGGCCCTACCGAAACTACGACAGTTACTGAATACAACATCTACAGAGAAGGCGTTGTAGGAGAAGAAACAAGAGAATACAACTTTGGAGCTTCTGAAACTGCCTATTTGAAGTATCGTTCGTTCAAGGTGAAAGATCAATTTATCGTTCATCAACTTGGCCAAACCTTATTTGATAGTGGTTGTATTAGTACGAATGACAATTATGTAGTCGAAGAAATAGCCATTACGCCAAACCAGAACTTTTCTGTAACCATTATCGCTGGGTGCGATGACACACAAGAGGTTCAAGGCACGGCATGGGGATATTATATTTCCAACACAGATCCAAGAGAAGAAGAGGCTGAAGAAGAATCTTCCTCCAGCTCTGAGTCAACGTCGTCTATATCTACTTCGTCTACTGAAGATACTTCTTCCTCCGCAGAAGACGGAGAGACTCCTACTCCTGAGTCTTCAAGTTCGAGCGATAGTGAATCTTCAGAACCAGAAGTGTCGAGTTCGTCGAGCATTACTGTCACATATGAAGGTCCTACGTTGAATACAGATGTTAACATCTACATCAAATCTGGCTTGAGGTCACAGGCGGACGATAATGGCGCCGTTATGGTCTGGACTACGGATAATGAACTTCATAAATGGTTTATGACCGGTTTGTTCCCTATCTATTCTGATATTGATCTTATCCGCCTTGAACTTGAAGGGCTGAATTATAAACATTCTGACGAGAAGATTCTCAGGATGATTCTGAAGAATTCTATAGAAGCCTGGAAATTAGCCTGTATGTCATATGACCTATGTGAACCGCCGGAAGATGCTATCACATATGCATATAAGAAAACCTTGCTTGATTTCTATGATTTGACCTATATTGATACGGCGGTCTCGAGAGGGGTTTCGAAACGACTTGGAGATTATAACGTCAGAGTAGGAGCCAGGGCCTCGAACACTAAGCGCAATCCTAAAGAAGACGGCATTGTCGATGAAGTCGCAAGTGCACGACGGGCACTTAAGGTACTATGCGGTACAGGGGTACAATTTGTGGTTGCAATCAAAGGAAGTATGCACAGAACGACAAAGCCCAATTTCAGGACTCGTACCTATACATATCTATCAACAAAACAGGGATGGCAGTTCCCGACAATTAAGGGAGCCAGCCGATATTATCAATTACCACAATATACGGAATATTTTAGCTAATGGCCAAGAACAAGGGAGAAATCAGGGTTGGCGATATTGAAAAAGTCGCCGCATGTATCACGAGCGGACTTGAGCCTCTCAGAATAGAAAAGACGCCTCCGAAGGATGCTAATCCAAGAGGAGTTCGCGTCGTTTTTGTCTTTTCCTATAAAGACTATAGAGAAATAGAGCTCAAATACCTGGCCAATAACCTCAAGGTTGACGCTAGACACTATGCGGATACAATTAAGGATATTAGGTCAATCATAACAAACGCTACTAAGAATTTGCTAAATGAGTAAAGCGAAAGTAGATAAAAGAACGTTTGGAGAGCATAAGGAAAAACTTCCGGGACTTAAGCCTGTTCAACACCGGAACAACTATGAGAATAGTGCTTATTTGCTCCATCCAGACTTGGAAATGTTACCTCCCAGCGCAGAAGAGCGATCGCTGGCACGACGGGACTGCGTAATCGAGGATTTCCTCGATATGGTAGACTTGGGATTAAAGGGATATCAATCTTACTGGCAATCAATAAGCGAATCAAATCGCTTTATGATTAGATTTCCCTTTGCTCGCTATCTGGAAGAGGGAGATAAAGTATTGAATCTGACAACCAATGCGGTTTATACTATTGGCCAGGTTCATTCCGATGTAGATGAGCATTCTGTGACACTCGAGGCTCACAGTGGTGCGACGGCGCCGGTACATGGAACAGATGTATTACGCTTAGACTTCGATAATGCGAAGCATGTAAAGTTTTTACATGCATATCCGGCTTCTGATGATATCAATAGATATTATACTGAAGAAGAAATACAGCGGAACGCTACCGAAGCTTTTATGGATCATATTTGTTATAAGGTTCACGATTACTCGCCTGGAGGCCGAGAGTTTTTTAGAAGTGGCGTTAAACAACTCGTGCCCCAGAGAAGAGAAGAAAGAGCGAATCCGTTAACAAATAAGATGGAAACAGTATTTGGTCAACATTTTGATTCTGAAGTATATTTTCAATGCTGGACACCTACGAACGAGGCGACATCACGGCTGGCACGCTGGTTCCGCACGTTCATGAGGCGTTATAGAAATATCTTCAAAGAGAATGGCGTTGTTGACGTATTGTTTCTACAGCAGGGACCAGAATATAATGTCACTCGCTGGCGCAATGACATTGTTGGAACTACCTGTGTTTATGGCGTAAGAACAGAAGAGTTATACTCGACTGAAGATGTTCTACTAAAAGAACTGAAGATTGCATTTATGCAAGGAAATGGGAATTACGAGCAAGTGCTCTTTGCCCATAACAACAAAAAAGTGGATATTCAGTAAGGAGAAAATAAATGACTTCACAATTCCCTAATTTACCAGGAACTGTGGTGTCGCTGAATGACGGGAATCTTCGTGTTGAACGTCCTGCTCCCGGTACCAAAATTACGGTATTGGGCGTAACGACTGCAGACATACCCCTTAATGACCCAGTGCTCCTAACGGATTCGAGCGCTGACAGATATTCCACGTTTCACCCTGCGATCAACGACGACTTCGGCACTAAGCCGAGCGAGCTTACAAAAGCTATTGCGGAGGTCTCAAAGGGTGTTACGGTAGAGTTTGTCAAGATCGCTCATGGTTGGGGTGAGGAAGGTTTTCTTTACTGCGGCAACTCCAATTTCAACGGTCACATTGTGACCGAAACTGAAAGATACACTGCTCTTCAGGAAACGTTTGAGAATCTGCTTAATCATACCTTGGATATTGTTTATATCCCAGGTGTTTATGCTGATCTTCGGGCAGACCTGACTCAGGTATACGATTCAGATAATACCACTCGCACCTACGATGGTGATTCGGGTGATTTCGCATATCAGCTTGCTAACTTCTGTGAAGATGCCAGCCTGGAAAATGACGCTGTCATTTCAGCCATTGGCCGACTTCCTATCAGATTCAAGCAATTCCGTGACGCATTTGCTACGTCTTATTTTAATAAGCTTAGCATTGCTCAGGTCAACATTGATTCTATTGACGCTGCTACCAAGCAGATCGTAATTGATTCTACGTTGCTTGCGAACTCATCTTCATCTTCGGGAGATTTCGAGGGCGAGGGTATTCCATATGTAGGCGCTAAAATAACCGTCTATTACTCCACAGGTAGTAGAGATTATTATGTCGCAAGCTATGATGACGATGCCGCCATCATAACTGTGACAGAAACGCCTATAGAGGGAACTGAGCTTTTGGGCGCTGTAGAAGTCTTTGATGGTACTGAAACAGAATTCAATACCGTTAGAGGACTGATGCAAACCGCTTTCCGGCGAGCGTTCAGAGGTTATAATCCCTCAACTACGGATTCCTTCGGCATTACTCTTGCCGAATGGAACGATTTTATTGACGATGCGAAGGACTTCACTAATAGCTCTGGACTCGATGGCCATACGGCTGGCGAATCCGATCTGGTTCCTACGACTTATCGTATGTGGAAGGCCACCGGGGGTGCAAGTGCAAATCCCGGAGGTTCTACTGGCGACATCGTGGATGCTCATGGCAACAAAGTCGACCTCGGTCGATGGGTTAGCCTTGGCGCCATGGAAGGTGTTTCCAGCAACACATATGGCGATCAGACGTTGCGCCTGATTGGGGCTCCGAGTGAACGCACGTACGTGTCTAATGGCGTGGGTGAGTACCTGGCGCTGGTTCTAAGGCTGCCTGAAAACAGCTCTACAACCAATAAGTCTATTGATGGCTTCCAGTCAATCAGAGACATTAAGCGTTCAGACGCAGACGACCTTGTTGCAGCACGCTACGTTATCACCATCAGAAAGCCTGGTCGGGGATACGTTGTGGCAAGAGGGATTACGTCCGCCTACAATATCGATCAGTATCGTCGGAGCGACTATACAAACCTAACCACCGTCCGTATTACGGCCAAGGTTATGGATTTGATACGGCGCGTTGCCGATCCGTATATTGGCGAAGCTGGCAATTCTGCCCGCCTCAATGGTATGCGAGCCGATCTGGACGACATGTTTAGACAGTTGGTTGATGATGGCAATGGCTTTATTAATCGGTATGAATTCTCGCTTGAACAAACCGAGGATCAGGCCGTGCTTGGCCAAGTCAGCGTAAAAGCAGTCATCGTACCTGCTTTCGAAATCGTCAAGGTTCTAGTTGAACTTGATTTAAGTAAATCATAAGGAGGTGAACCATGGCTGATAATAATGTAAACTTCAACAGGACCTATAACGGGTTCTCGGGTGTAGACATGGTCGTGACGTTCGCCGGCAAATGGGTTGGCGAACTTCAGGGATTGTCATACTCTGTGACAAGGGAAAAGGTCCCCATTTACACAATGGGATATGCTAATCCCCGGACATTCTCTCGCGGCAAGCGAGGGATCGCAGGCGCACTTGTGTTCGCTGTGTTCGATAGATCCGCCCTGTTGCATGAACTCAATACTTTGACTGGCGGCAACGTAAATCCGCTTGCTCAAACTGGCGAGCTCAATGCTAGCACTGTTGGATATAAATACTGGAAGAAAGATCCGGGTCAGTTAAATTCAGGCAGCTTTGATCAGCGGCTTGTAACTAGACAGGTTCCTAACTGGTATTTCGATCAGATTCTGCCGTTTAACGTCGTAATTTCTGCCGCCAATGAATATGGCGTCAGGACAGGGATGGAAATCCGTGGCGTTGAACTGATGAATAATGGTGCGGGTATCTCAATTGACGACATCACGACGGATGAAACGTGTAGCTTCCTGGCTCGTGAAATTGTCCATTGGAATCCTCAAGGCAAAACTGCCGACGAGTATTCTTCGGCAAGTTCTGCAGGAAACGCGAATCTTCCTCAATAACAGATACGAACAGCCGGTCTCTTATAGGCCGGCTGTTTTTTTTACTTAGGGAGTAGTGATGACGGTTAATACTACAGATGATAATAATATCAATAAAGCAGCCCACTACAACTCCTTTTCCGGTACCGACATTGTTGCCTCAATTTCTGTCAACCCCCTAGATGTAATCCCTGCTGATGGCGAGAATGCAGTCCTCGGTGCGTACTATACAATAGGAAATCTGCAGACTATATCTATCTCTGCACATAGAGATTTGGCTCCTGTAAGAGCTATTGGATACGACTCTCCGAAGACATACAAAAAAGGAACACGTACTGTCAGCGGAACAATAGTTTTTGTAAAGATACATAAAGATAAGATTCAGGATCTTTTTAAGAACTATGTTGAATCTGCACATTTGGATGTTCGCGGCTTCAGATCGTTCGATAGAACCCTGCCGTTTAATGTTCAATTATCACAATCTAACGAGTACGGAGTAGATACTTCGTCCGCATATCTGATAGGTGTGAGCCTAATGGATAGCGGAACTGTCGTATCTATAAATGATATATACACAGAACAGACCTACAGCTATGTTGCAAGAGAATATCTGGACTTCGGAATGGATGCGACACAGCTTATAAATGACGTACGCATAGGCGTGAATACTGTTAATGGGCTATACGAGAAAATAACCAATGAGTAAAGCTAAAACTCCTTATTTTATGGTGCCAGATATAGCTATCTATATCCGCGTACAGGGCCGTCCTTCGATATTAATGGACGATGCTTGCGGCATAACTTATGAGGCATCAAACCAGAAGATCCCCCTCTATGGGTATAGAGATAAGCAATTCGCCGCAGTTACTTCTGGAAGAGAATTGGTTAGCGGAATGCTGATGGTCAATAAGAATTATAAGGATTCTATAGCCGCCGTTCTATTGTATAGTCTCGGAGCACCCGAAGTTCTAGAAGAAGGCCTGTCTAGAGAAGAGCAGGCGTTACTGGAAGACACTTACGGTGCAAATAGCGCAAACCACAGAAGTGGCTTAGTCTTTTTGTCTGCCCTACAAAAAGTGTTAGGCAGAGGGAGTAGCAGATTGATTGGTCCTCTCTGGAGCGTGCCTACGTTGAGGGTTGTGTTGACGTCTCTTCAGCAAGAGAATACTCTGTATCTCTCGAATACTCAAGCCTATCTAGATTCAGAGCAAGGAGGCAATGAGTATGATTCTTCCGTTCGGATCGTCAACTATTTGCGAGAGGATTTTAGTAATGCGATCAACGAGATTAGCGACAGAATCGACATCCTGGAGAATACCGATTCGACTCCGGCAGATCAGGATCTAAAAGATAATTACAATAACCTCGCCAGTATCGCAAACGATATAGAATATCGGATTGAAGAGAATAAAACTAATTCCAATATTATCAATAATGGAATTAACGAGAAAGCCGTTAAGCCTCCCGAATCGCCTGTCACGATTGAAAAATACAAGAAATCTTTAGTAGGGAGCTCGTTTTTTGATGACATGTATAATAATGGTCATAAAATAGATATCGAAATTGAATTCGGTGCAGACGGAAAGCACCGTAAGGTACTTAGGGATTGTTACTTCAATACAGAGGCGACATCGGTTCATGTAGGCGACCGAGAAAACATTAAAGAAGCCTACTCATTTTTTGCTAAAACTATTGTTTAAGGGAGACACAGCATGAAACTTAACCCACCAAAAAGAGCTCAGAAGAGCGAAACTCCGGTAGTACCGGAAGCACCCCCGGTTGATTTGACTGCGGATCACGGAAAAGCAGATCTTAATGCAGATATGCAGGCACTATCCTCAGAAATGGGATCGGGAGAGAATGTTCTTCTTCAGACTCCCCAACCTTCAGCCCAGATGCAACAACAGGAACCCATCGATCCTCTTGCACCTCAAGAAGACAGTAGAATCGAGTATCCCCAATGGCTCTTAGAGCTTTTACCTTATCTGCCAGATGATTGTCCTCCAGAGCTAATTCTGCAGCTGAAAGAGCAATATCAAGATATCTATTTTGTAGAGCTGCCAAGCGGTATATATATCTATCGCCCCATTATGAGGCCAGAGCATAGAAAGATCGTGAACACAGAAGGTATCAATCGTGAGCAAATTGAAGAGAAGATTGTCTGCTCGTGCACTCTATTTCCAAGACTTACGCCATTTGATCTCCGCGACGGTGGCCGAGGGACGCGAGCTGGTACAAGCTCTACGTTATGTAACACTATCCTAAGTTCTAGTGATTTTGGTCATGTGGATGTTCAACCTATTAAGCTGTAGACGTGAATCAAGAATCTTTGATACAAGAATTCATGACGGGGGGCGACGCAACTGACGACGCTCTCTCTCATTCTATAGTCGACATTATGGGACAGTCGAACAATGGAACTGTCCCTTCTTATCTCACAAAATATATCGTAGAAGCCAGAAAGAAACATAGCTATGTTTTTTACTGTAAGGTCAATGATATAGATTTAATTTACAGTCCTCTAACAAGAAGACAATTTAAAATCTATGAGACAGTAGAAAGAATGGTCGGCCCGGCATATGATATCTACGATGTATTCAGCGACAACATCTTCTATCCTACCAGAGAAATATTTGACGACCCGGAGTTTTCAAATAATCTCAAGGCGGGGATAGACAGTAAAATTAAACAAATCCTTCTTGAAAGCAGTGGCTTCCACTCTATCGAGGCTATCTGCGAAGTTAAGAATATGGCTCGCGAGACTCTCGAGAGAGGGGACGTTGAAAAGGGTATGGACTGGTTTATACGTAAATGGCTGCCAGCCCTATCTCTTTCGAGTCTTGATGATCTCAATTGTTTTGAGATCATGGAGCTGATCTCTGGTATAGAGTTTATCAACCGAGAGTCACAAGCCTCCTTTGACATTAAGACAGCCGATCCCTCGAAGACTAAATAGGGAGAATATCTATGCCTCCTTATGATCCAACAGCATATCCTGAAAGACCTCAACAGCCCGATGGGGTGGGTGCGGCATTAAAGATTGGAGCCACTCTGATTGGGGTAGGCCTGGGTATTGGAGCTTACAGAGCTCTAAGACAGTCTACGGCAGGAGCATTTGCCGATGCAAGGTATATGTTAGAGCCTCTGTCTATGAAGCTGGGCCGACTGGGTCACAACTTTCGTGAATCTCTTTCCTCTCTTAGTTCTACTAGGACATTTTCTCGGGGCTTACTACCAGAGATAAGTAGGCAATACACACAATTTATGTCTACTCCAGACTCTGTAAGACAACAGCTTCAGAGGAATCTCAAAAAAGCCATCAAGAGAAGATTCTCCAGACCCGAGGGCTTACATACGAACTTGCCAGAGGGATATGAGTACCTAAACGTAGAGCACGTTGTATCGGAATACGAGAGAGTCGGAGCAGGAGCAGCCAAGCCTATCGGAGGCGGCAGGGAGACCGTTACCATCTTTGGCAGGGAGATGGACGAGCTAGATCTTATAGCAATGAAGCAAATGCGTCGCAAAGCAGATCCTCTGCTGACTGGCGAAGAGATCATAGACCGAGGAGTATTTCTTAATAGAAAAGAAGGAGTTATAACGGAAGCCTTTACTGCGGGAAGTATTCAAAAGGCTTTAACTGAAAGACTCCGCTATCCCTTTGTTGGCAATCCTTTAGATTTTATCTTTTCAGGAGAAGGACCTCTTACTGCACGTCTTAGTGCGAAGAATATGGCGATGCTCGGGTTTGAGCCAGAGCAAGGCTTTATTATTGACGACGAACTGTTCTCTATTAGAGAGGGTGAGCTACAGAAGCTCGGCAGTGGCTATAAGATATATGCTACAGATTCTTCTGCTGCACGCGGCATCGCTTCTATGGACGAGCGGTATGCTTCCACAAAGCCTTTAAGAGGATATAAAGACGCTGCAACCGGCAGGACTAGAAAAGGTCTTATTGAAAAAGGGTTCTATGACCACCCAATACTCGAAGCTATCTTTAATAAAAAAATAGGAGGAGGACCCTCTTTAAATGAGTTGATCGAGGGAGCGACAGGGCGTAGACTAAATTTTGTATATAATGCAGACACCGGAGCTACTCCTCTTACCGCCTCTGTTGACGAATGGCTGACCAGCAAGGGATTAGATGTCTATTCCTCAAGACACGCAGTAGAACCTAAGACTGTATACGGTAAAATATTTGACTGGTTCAAACGCTTCGGGAAAACCACGCCACATCCAAAATACTCTGGTGCGGAAGGAATAGTCTGGCATCCCAAGCGAGGCTTTGTAAAAGGAGAAGACCAGCTAGACTTATTCGAAAGAATTGCGAATAAGCTTGGGATTGAGACAAGCCAATACGCGCACTTAACGGAAGAAGAGCTAATTCTTGCCCGGACTCAGAAGGGTAGAATTAGTATGGAAAGACTGCGCAGGCTCAGGAGAGTGCAGTCTGGGCGTGAAGCCAGTCCTTTTGGAAAGGTAGACCCGAGCCCTAAGCAGCGTAGACAAAATGCGTTCCGAGGACTGAAGCCGAGTAGTCCTGTTTCAGCTCAGTACATGGCCTACGAAGGCGGCTTTATGAACAGCCTGAAGATTAAGGCTGCACAAGGATCTCAAACCACAGTAAGGTTAATCGAAGCTCTTACCGGCTTAGGTGTTAAGCCTATGGGGCCAATGCAATTCTTGGGAGCGGCAGCGTTAACAGGAGTTGGGGCATATCTCGCATGGGAAGGTCTTCACTTCTTTGATTATCTGGTAGAAAAAGCGAATCCATTTGGTGATGTAGGACTGAAGAAATCTGCATTAGCCACCTACGGGACTCTTAAGGTCGGCCAGCAAGCAATTACCAACTATACTATGACGCCAGTAGCCGAAGGCGTAGACGCTGTTTTCCCAGGTTTGCCAGATTCATTCCTTGGATATGCGTTTAGAGGCCTTGCCGGCATTGCTGTTGGAGGCGCCATAGGTAAGAGGCTGGCTTCAAAGCGCGCCGCAAACAGAGGAATTCTAAGCGATATCGGGCAAGCTACAGCTAAAACTCGAGGTGGGATGGTTGGTGCCGTTGTAGGAGGTTTGGCTTTAGGAACCTCTGCTACAATGAAGGATTGGAGAGATCTGCGGGCTGAGTATATGGGAGAGAAGCTGGTTCCCATACGAGAGAACAGGTGGTGGGGTCTTGGCCCTCAAGATTATGCTGGTGGTGATATAACTAGAATGCGTAAGCATTACATTGCCAGGCAGATGGAAGATCAGCCATATGATATCTATGGGGGCAAAGGCGCATATTTTCTCAATGTATCTCCCTTAACCCTTCCTTTGAGAACTCCTCTAACCTCTTGGACAGGACTTCCGGGAACCGATCCGTACTATACAGAGCGCAGAAATTATTATAATCAGCCGTACCCTCTTACGGGCCAGCTCTTTACGGACGTACCTATAATTGGTCCTCTACTTGGGGCGACTATAGGTGAGGGACTAAAACCTACAAAGATAATGCATGGTCATGCTATTCGAGACTTTATTCAGAAGAGAGGTAAAAAAGACGAACTTCAGCAAATAGCGAGCGAGCTTGGATATGAGACTATCAATCCTGGTTTTACAGTACCTAGAGTTCCCAGCCTTTTAGATGCTGCAGGACAGACTCTTGATCGAATTAAGACCTTTTGGGGGATGCGCGGGTTTATTATTGGCTTTGCTAAGAAGCAGCTAACGGGTACGTCGGACTTTTTTGCTGAAGGTCGGCGTTGGCAAAATGCGACAGACCTTTATTCTACAAGTAGGGCTTATTATGATATGGATCTGGGAGGAGCTATAGGTTCAACAGAGTTGCTTCGCCGTTTTCTACCTGGAATGAGAACTCGCGATGAAATAAACCCAATGGTATCTAACTTTCATAACGGATACAACGCTTCAGGTGGCTTTCAGGTATTTCCGGGATCTCCATTTATGGGAGGCCAAGGGCAGCCCAGCACATTAATTAAGACAGACCATTCTGCGGCCTTCTCTGTAAATCCCTCGACCAGCTGGACGATGGGACTCAAGCCATCCTTACCTCATATTCCTTATGCTTTTTCTAAACTCTATCAGAGACAGACTCCTCTAGACCTCTATAGAGACAGAATAACTGTGGGTGATGATTTCTACGATTGGACTCAGCCGATAGATTCCATGCTGATTCCATATATGAGACAGATGGCTTCTCGAGATGTGATTGATTCAGCTACTTCTGGTGCTGCTTTTGCTGTTTTGGGTCGAGACCCGTATAGCGCAATGGTTTTAGGAATAGGAGGTATGGGAGCAGGCGTCGTTTCTAATCTACTTAACACCGGAGACCACTGGGAGAAAGAACAGCGCCGTCGTGAAATAGAAACATATTTTGACAGCATGAAGGCTCAAAAGGTCGAAGTTCTATCTGATATAGCTCAGAGAGCGGGCAGGAATGATGTTGTGGCTCGTTTGGACAAAATACATGGTCGAACCATGAGAGGACTGGATTACGGAAGTGCAAATCAAGAATTTATAGAAAATGCATATCTCGCTTTACCGAAGGCGGATCGCCGTTTTCTTCTGGACTTCTCTCACGCTCCCTCTGAGTATCACGAGGACATTCTAAGGGAAGTTCCAGATTATATGGCTCCAATGCTTCAAAAGATATGGCAAGCCAGGGGTGGCAGTCTGGGAGCAAATATGCAGGCTCTTCAGCAATCGCAGGCGTCTGTTGCGGGAACTCCTATGCCTGGGCCAGGCTGGGCCGGATGGAGACCAGATGTCTCTCTTGATGATATTAAACTGGCGTCTGTCCAGTTCGACGGCAGAGATGTCCATGATTATGGATTCTGGGGAGCCGACGAGCGAGACTTAGATAGATCGCGACCTTACATAAAAAACCTAATCACATTGCCAAATATGGCTACGATTGGTGACGAAATGATTGCAGCATCATATTCCATGCCTATTAACAATATGCAAATAAGCTCCATGCCAACCGTGGGAGCCGTAGGTGACAATCACGCCAATATTGATATAATGTATGATCGCAGGTCAACTTTTGACGCTTATAAGTATAGGTACTCAGGGAGATTTTAATGGCCAAAGCGCGTTTTAAGATAGATATGTTTGAAGAGATGGTCCAAGCAGCAAAGGAGGCCGACACTCTGATCACTGGTAAAGCCATTGGTCGGGAGCAGAAGTCTATGCTTGCATCTCGAGCCGCGTCCAGGCCTATCAAAGGTGTAACTAGTGTTGTCAGGCAACCCAGTAAATATACTCGAGACATCGAGTTGCGTCCAGATATAGAAGCCAGACCCGTCGGAGGAGTCTCTATTACAGACGTTAAAGAAATTGCCAGGATCCAACAGCAGATAGCAGAATATACGGTCGATCAAAATAAAGATCTTATCGATTTCATAGATGTCAAAGGACTCAGAACGGGGTCTGAACATGCCAAGAACTACGTAAGACAGCTGGAGAATGTGCAGAAACAATTTGCCCAGATACAAAAAGACACTGGTGTACAATTTGAGTTTGTTCTTGATTCAAGCCTAAGCAAAAGAGCCATTAATACCTTAGCAAGATCTGGGAAAGAAGATGCTTTAGCTGGCGCTACTTTCTCTATGTCGCTACGAGCCTCTATAGGAGATAGAACTATTGGCGAAACTCGCTTACCGTTTATTACAGGAGTTTTCGGCTCTTATGGTAGGGGTATGAACGTGGCTCCGATTGCGGGCTTTGTGGCTACCGAAGGCCTTGAGGGGTTTGGATTGTCTGCCACCCAGGCTGGTAAAAGTGCTGTGCTGATGCCATACAATGAAGCCGTCTTGGCTCAGGTATTTAAGGCGATCAATTCTGATGAATGGAGAGATGCTTCTTCAGCCGCAGGGAAGTTTAAGCGATTAAAAGGATCGCTAGTAGATAGATTTCAGAAGTTCTACGAGCCATCCAGACCACGACAGAGACAAGTCAGCGATAAGCTGGGAGCTATAGAACAGGTCTTGCATTCCGCTCGAATCGTGTTCGAAGATCTTCAAGACGTGAACAAAAAAGGCGAGGTTGTTCTAAACGCAGAGAAGGCATTTAATGTGCTTGGCGAGCAGATGTCTGACCCGACTTCAGACATCCATCGGATACTGCCTGCGTTTACAAGAGATGAAATCAGTACATATGGTCAGGTTTTACAAAAAAGCAAGAGTGGTTATATTTTAAAAGATAAGACTATGGTCGGAGCGACTAGTGAAGCGATAGATATGTGGAATCGAGCGGTTGGTAGCAGGATGCAAAAACTGTTTAGCGGAACTACATCTTCTATTCTATTTGAGAATCAGATGTCCATTCATGAGTTTTTCGGTCTATCAGAGAGGACTTATCAGCGAGAAGGCCCAGCCAAAGCCCTGGCTAACACGACATCATGGAATCTAACGGGTCAAGCAGGACTTAAACTGCGTGCGGCCAGAAAGATGGGAATAGATATATCTGTAGCCTCTCCAAAGAAAGCGGGAGGTTTGTACGGAAAATTGGTTAGCGCATTGTCTCGTAACGTTGGTTACAAAGCGACTCCTCACATGCAAGCTGGTGTTGCCTTTGTACACGGTGCTTATCAAGAGGAGTTTGTTGACTATTTAGTTGGCTTGGCAAGAAAAGGAAAAACAATTACAGAACAAGGACGCGCTTGGGGCTTCAAAGAGATGGGTCGCGACATTGTTTTTGGGAAGATGTCTGTAGCAGAGTATACGAGTCAGTACAATAAATGGGCTCGAGCTCAAGCTGCTGATTTCCCCCTGTTGGTACCAGAGTTTTCTTTAGGAGCTATTGGGTCTCCGACTGTAGCCAATAAAGCGTCAGGAATGTTTCAGGTCAACCCTTATTTAGATCCTTCAATACTAACAAAGACAACAGAGACTTTTAATCGTTGGGGTATCGATCCTCAGACGCAGACCCTTAGAGTTCTAAGAAAAGAAGCTCTTGATCGAGACGTCTTTGCCAAGAAAGGGGCTTTGTTAGCTCAGATTATTGAGACCAGACAAGTAGCAGGTGAAACAGAAGAGTATGTAGCAAAAGAAATTCGAGCCCTTCATACTGGACTTGTTTCACTAAAGCATACACAGGGATCTTTGTCTGAGGAAGTTAGGGCGACATGGACCTATGGTGAAGACTTGACAGAGTCTCCCGCAGTCGTCATTGATGAAATCAAGGCTACTGCTGAACAGAACAGAGTAGGCCCCAAAGAAAAGTTGAAAGGTAATGTAGGCTTTTTCGAAGAAATCTATGGTGATCCAGAAGGTTTCTATGCTCAAAGAGATATAAAGGGGAGGAGAAGGATTCCCGTCGCAGCAGTTCATGCGGTAGACGAAAAGCTGATAAACGAAGCAGAAGGCATTGTATTGACTAAGACAAGAGCTACTGCCGAGCAGGCTGGCGGAGTTGGAGGCGCTCCTTTGTATCGCGCAAGTACTCCCCGAAGAGATGCTCGGATACATGCTCGTTCTGTTGCTCAAACTCAGACTAGAAAATTAAAGGTCCGAGGAAGATACAAGACAGGCCGAGATGCTTTTGTTGAGTTGTACGGGAGGCATTTCGGAGGAGATAAACTTAAAGGTGAATTTCCTAAAACGGCAGAACAATTCTTAGAGACGTATAAAGGCAAATCTCCCGAGAGGGCTATATTAAGAATGGCTCGCCAAAGAAACATACCCAGGAAAGTAAAACGAGAATTGCTGACTGCATTTAATTTATGGCAGACAGAGATGAGCGAACAGGCTACAATGGGAACCTTTAGTCCAATGAAAACCACCTTTCGAGATCAGCTTATGATTACCGGGAGAGCTTTTGGCAGCGAAGGTGGTATGGCCGCATATGTTTATCGCCAAAGCCAGCTTAGAGAGGCTATTATTAAAGGGTCAAACGCTAAGTATCTACGTGGTGCAATGATGCAGGTTGATACTGCGCTACCGTTCTTCCAGGGAGACTACTTAGACGTGATGAGAAAGGCGGGGAGAGTTATAGACATAGATGTCGGTGCGGCCTCGGATGAAACGATGCGAGGGGCGCGCATGTTATCTAAATTCTTCGAGGTCAAGTCAAATCCCTTAGATCAAGATTCTCCAGAAACACTGAGAGAGTTGTTCAAAGACGCCTCCAAAAGATTAGGGCACAGACGTCCTAAAGATACAGATGCAGCAACAATGGGCTTTAGAATGAAGTTCTCAAATAGAGCTGATTTCACTGATGAGTTTCTTGACACAATCATGACCCGAAGCGAATTCTGGACAGGTCGACGGGCGATGATATTAAAGCAGGTGTTTGAAAGAGGAATAGGTTTTGCGAGCAACGAAGAGCTTATGAGAAATCTTGATGAGAAAGCTTTTGGTATGCCAGCTCTAAAGACAAGAGCTAAGATATATAATGCGGCAGTCGAGTTTGCAGAAAGCCTGGCCGACAAGTCTTTGTCTCTTGATGAGAGAATCGCCCATGCCCAGGTTCTTACTGAGACTATTGAAAACGAATTCAAATCCACCATGGGAAACGCCATGCGAGGTAAAGGAGGATCAATCGCCAAGGCATTCTGGATTGAAGAGGAAGGCGCGATAGTTCATCCTATGCAGATAGGAGCGGTTCACAAAAAGGGAACTCGAGCTTTTAGGCTGGCTAATAAAATCGCTCATGAATTTAGAACAGGACAATATACTGGAGATTTACGACAGCTGCTTAAGAGCAGTAAGGGCGCGAGGCAAATTGCAGAAGACTTGGCAACCGTCTTTATTAATCCTGACGACATGAAGGAGTTCATGCGTGGTACCGGCATGAAAGATACCGACAAAGCCTTTGGTATCTATCGCAGGTGGCCCGATCTAAGCACAACCAACCAACAGGTAGTACGACTTATATCGGATCCACAAGTAGCTAGGGGCAAGGCGGCTGTAGGCGGACTACTTATCGAGCTGGCAAAAGGGGACTTCGACTTTGATATGGGCTCTTTGACATTTCTCCCAACAGGCCGCACAGCTTCTAACGCGATGAGAAGGTTGGTAGACAAGGGGTTTCAGGCCACTCAGCAAGAGATGCTGGGAGAACTTCAGTATTATGCAACAGGCTATCAGACATTGAAAGCAGTAAGAGAACTGAGCGCCGATGTTGAAAGAGATGAGCTGGCCAGAATCATAAATAGAGTTAGTGCTGAAGAAGACAGGATTCGAGCGCAGATGAGACAGTCTGGCGAACCAATGCGGCCAGAGAATATTAAGGCAAAGACCAAAGTAGATGCTCAACTACATAAAATCAAACAGGCATATAGAAGACAGTTCGGCGCTTTAGATAATAAGTGGGAGCGCATTATTAAAGGACAGCTGGAGTATGGGCTGGAAACCGGAAAGGTGTCCAACTTATCAGCCAGAGTCCTAGCCGCAGTTAGCGGAGAAGCGCTGGAGCAAGGAGCTCTCTTCGGAGAAGCGGCCGGATGGGTTACTGAAACCGGTATAAAAAAGAAGGAATTGCTACCCGGTCTGTATGACGCTCTAAGCTTTACGCTTAGTGAGGCAAGGATTCGTGAGTTCAAGGACACCAAAGCTATAAACAACGCTTTGCGTGCCAAGGGTATGTATGCTTTGCTGCAAAAGATGGAAAGAGGACATACTCTAGGAGCTCAAGAGCGTACAGATTTTATTGATAGCTTTAAAGCTTCTTTGGGGCGTCGAATTACTGATGAAGACATTAAATTAGCAGGAGTCAATACTCATTTAGGAAAACTTCTTAGTGAGCATAAAGGTAAGTTTATGCTCGATATTGGAGACCAGGCTTTGCCAAACGAAGCTTTCTTGTCATTAACCGAAAAGGTCTCAAAAGGTAAAGAACATATGTACCTTCTGGACGACGAGCGTTTTGGAGGTATGGCCGATATACTGAGAGAGGTGTTGGCAAAGAGAACTGCAGACACTCCTGGCAAGTTAAAAGAAATAGAATCTGGTGCCGATCTTCTTGCTAAAACCATGCGAGTTCTTACAAGCAAACAGGCCAAAGGCGAAAGTGCTGAGTATGTATCGGAATTATTCTACAGAACCCAAGAATATTTGGCTAAGCATAAGCTTGACGACTTAGCTCCAGAAGCAGGTATTCCTCTATTGCATGCGGTTCAGGCCGCCGTAGGAGTGGGAGTGGCCGATCCCGATATGGCTCGTAGTGCGTTCAGAGATTCTATGAAGAAGGCTGTTGAGTCGGGAAGAGCGTCTAAAGATGCTCAAGAGAAGATTCTAGAGGCAACAACAAGAGCTGCCGGTAAGGCAAAAGAAGGTAAATTGATCAACACAATCCTATCTAGGTCTCTAATCCCTGAAGGCCGGGGGGCTATTGCAGGACTGGTTGCTTTTGCTGGAGGGGTTGCTATGGCAGGAATGTTTGGAGACACAGGAGAACTACTGCCTCCAACTCCCGTCCAAGAAGTAGATCCCTCAGTGACCCAGCGAGCCATAACCGCTCCTCCCGCTTATCTGCATCAGCAGAGCGCAATAGGAAGCAGAATGGTGGCTAATGGCTACTCGTCGGATGTTCCTGGCGTAGTAAATATGATGAACACGGCAGGCATGACAGGAAGCGTTAACGTCAACGACAATATGACAAACGATATTAACTTTATGTATAGTCATCATCAAAGGAATACAGGAAGATTCTAATGGCAAATATAAGAATAGGGCATGTAGAGCTTACGGTCGATCCAGATTCACTGGTAATTGCGGATATTAAAAAGAATGCAATCATTCCGGCTATACGGGGAGGAATGCCACAGGCCATTCCTTCTGGATCTTCTGCGTTTGAGATTCAATTCAGCGTAGTGTTTCCTAACGAAAGGGATATCAACACAAAACTCAGGCCGCTTATTGCTCTACATAATTCTATGCCATTTATTAATGTTCAAAGCGATCTTCTCGCATCTATCTATATTGAATCATTATTTAACAAAGAACAACTCGCACAACTTCAGGCAGAACAAGATCAATATGAAAAGACAAGGAAGGAAGCCCTGGGTGTCAATAGGGGGCAGACAGGCCTGTTATTAACATCGACTATTGTTGACAAATTGTTCTATCCAGAATTTGTATATGCCGCAACAAGAGATATTTGTTTACAAGCGGTTCTCGAAGTTATTACTAAGACTGTCGATAAGACAGGAAGGCAATACATAGACGAGCTTATTGATAAGGACCCCGTATATGCCGCAAGACAAGTTATAAGTGAAGTCAAAAGATACTATAAAATCGCTATAGACAAATATAATTTCTTATCAGGTAAGCATTGCCCAAACGAAGCTCCTACCGTTGATAAGCTTGTAGATCAGTTTGTTAAATGTGCCGTCAACGATATTGGATCTTATGGTGATGGGATATCGGATACGGTACTTGATGCGTCTCGAAAAGGCTTGACAGCAATAGAGGGGATAAGTCTCAAAGCTGCGGGAACAGATATAAAAGACGGAGACAGCATCCGGCTTCCTAACCGAGAAGAACTAAGGATCGTAGGTATTGATTGTTACGAAACTGCTCACGACAATTTGCCAGGACAGGAATGGTACGACAGGAGTGCGACTACCTATGAGGAAACCCATGCTATACAGGCTAAAAACTTCTGGGATCCCTACGATGCTGTCACTCTTAAAAAGGGAGACGAAGGAGTATATGGTCGAACCTTGACAGAGATATATGCTAACGGAAAGAATCAAAACGCAGTATTGGCACAGCAAGGCCTCGCGTTTCCCATGTCTCTTGCAAACGCAGGTAATGCGGGGATTAAAGATAAACCTTATCTGGAAGCGGGTAAAACGTCAAGTGCTTCAGGAACGGGTGTTTGGAACTCAGCCAAAGCTCTTCCCGATATTTATGCAAATGGTTTTAACCCCAAAACCGGCGTTGCGTTAACGACCCCTCAAGGAGATGACAATCTTGTTCTACCCCCTAATGCATTTAGATCTATCAAAAAGACGTCGGCATTTGAAATCTACAAAATGGATGCTGCAAGTCTAGCGGGATGGGCAGGTAAAACTTCTCACAATCCTGCGTTAGCCAATCAGTATCCGTATTACGAATTGGAAAACAAATTCCGCATAGCAAATCAGGACGACATATTTACTATAAAGTTAAGGATTGTAAGGCCTGCAAGCTTTAATGAGATGGTAAACAAGCACTTTTATTTTATGACCCGACATATATCTGCAAGCAGTTTTGCTTCTTTTGATACTCTTACGAGAAGTAAAACGACAGGATATGCACATGAATTCAATGCCATGATGGGTCCAAGTGATTTTACCAAGTTCGGGACAGAACCCCATGATACAATTTATATATATGCCCCATTCAGTACGATCCCAAAAGGGCGTAACATTATTGAGTTCAACGATTTTGGAGGTTCTGATTCGTGGTCTCCTGTAGTACGAGGAATAGACGCCGTCCCTTCTCAGTCAGTACATGCATCCGCTGTCACTCTCGCAGAGATGAAGCGTAGATTAGAAACGATTGAAACCACAATAGGACTTTCAAGCCCCAAGGGATTTCATGACGATCAACAATTCGAAAAGATTCGTAGCATCCTCGCATCTTACAGGACAGAAAAGGATCGTAAGGATGAAGCTGATTTTCAGGATTCATTCAAATATACTTCAAAAGCTCATACTGAAGTTCTTGCTAAAAAGTTTATAGATAACTGGGTCCCGATGGTATTTAAGGGATTAAGTATATCTACAGTTCCCAATGCCCCCGAAGCTTTACATGCCACAATGAGATTCTCTTTCTTCAACTATATGCCGTATGCTCCGAACTTTGGGTATATCGCAACCATAGAGGGAGCATTTCAGGAGGGCTATGGAGTTGCGGGTCTTAACAAACAATATGATATATATGAATCAGATTTAGCCAGAACTCCCGTTGTAACAGATTGGATAGACAAAACGTATTTAGATGAATCTGCGAACATCAGAGAGAGGATTGCACCATACAATGCCTTGGGAGAAAAGGACGCGCCTCTCATATTCTCGTATACCTATCCGATCCTTGCTTATCTGACACAAAAGGATATAGAAAACCTTTCTTATACTAAAACAACACAAAATATACAGCTGAAAATGTATCCTTATTCAAGGGGCAACGACACAAATCTCGATAACATATATAACGTACATGTCGAATCAATTAATTATAGCATAGCAAACAATATACAAACAATACCTCTGCAAGCGTCCGAGATACCAACTTGTCAATATGCGGGCAAGGGAAACTCATTTGCATCTATCACTTTAAGTACAAACAATCTGGATTCAATAACAGAGATTCGTAAAGTAGACAAGCTTATGCAAGAGGTTGCAAGATCTACCTTTCATGAAATATTTCCTACAAAGGTCCAGGTTATAAGTCCCGTTACGAATATCTTTGGGAACAAACAATTTATTTTGCAGTCTATCAAAATAGCAGACAAGCAAGGTAGTCCAGGATGGTTTCTTGTTACATTTGACATGATAGAATCTGGTTATATGGATTCTCATAATGAAAATCTTGATTTGGTTGCACTACCCAATGTATTTGAGGCAAGCGAACAGGAACAAGATGATATAGTAGATACTCTAATGGAGGTTTTGTTTAATAGGAAAATACAACATACGGCAGTGTCTACTCGTATATGGCGTATGTTGATAGGCCCCAACAAATTCTTCACAGAAGCAGAAGACGCAGACAAGATTAAAGAAATTCCTATTCTATTGCAATATACAAACCCGGATGAAGACGATGAGTTTCTGATAGCCAATAGGAACGTACCAGATAAAATTGCATATACTCCGTTCTTTGAAAGAGCATATAAGAAGAGTACTAATGTCGCAGTGGGTAAAGGGCATGATATTCTGGCCAAGTTTGACAATTTGGATGATCCAAGTTTAACCGACACTAATCGAAGAAGATATCCGTATAAATTTGCTATTAAAGAGAACTGTCCTATATTCAAGATAATTAATGAATTCAATGTTTTTTCATCGAATGAAGATCGTGTTGCATGGAATGCATATATGAGGGCGATGCAATTCGCCGGGATTATTCAGGTCTCACCGAGTTCTGTCCCTTCCAATGCAAAGAAATGGTTTAGCGTAGACCCTCATGGTTATGCTACTATATTCAGAATTATAGAAAAAAAAGGTTCTTTGTGGGTTGCCCAAGGTATCAACTTCATTTCTCTTACTCAAGATTCTTTAAATGACCTTATTAAGAAAACCGATCTAAATCCGAACATATCTCGTAAACAGATGGGGCTTATGGGAAGATATCGAACAGAAGGATTGGAGTCGCTGTTCATTAATGATCGCATAGCGTTTTATAATGAAGAAGACGTATCGTTTCCGACAGGATGGTTAGTCACAAGAGTCTTCGGATCTCTATTCCGAGCCGCACAAATTAAGCAGGCAAGATCTCGCCAGCGCTTCACCTCTGGTAATTTCCTCGCATATTGTATTTATGAGCTTTCTGGTTTACTGTATAAGAATAGGGAAGACGCAAATGTGCAGAAGGCCGTGCGTACTATGATCGAAAGCGCGTTGAGGATAGATGCATATAAAGAGCTTTTATCTGCGATATTTGCCGTAACAGCCCCGGACGATCCTATTATCCAAGAGCTGTATAAGAAAGTCAAGTTGCGTCAAACTGCTCATGCAGATCTTAATCTTCCGACTTATAACGATGTTTATGGCCAATTGGGGCATCCAGGAGTTAATGTTCTGAATATGCTGACTGAAGCACAGGCGTTATATACTGCTTCGTTAAGGATTGGAGATTCTATATTAACATCCGAATCAAATAAACTGCGTTCTGTTTTAAGGTTGGGAGATGAATCTGCAGCCTTTATTAGCCTCATCCATAAAAATAGAGATGACATTATACGGAATATCAAAAGTTCAATCAACAATATAGATAAGAGAGTAGAGGTTCTCAATGATGAGCTTGCGAACAATAAGGTTTTTACAGGAGATAAAAGAACCAGGGCTCAGAAAAGGCTTGACAATATAACTGCAGCCAGCGAAGCGCTTGCCTCTTCTCTAGAAGAATTTGGGGAAATACCCCGCATTAATCGTAAGAATATCTTTACAGAGATTGAGAATTTACCTACATATGCACAGCTTGGAGTTATGCCTCCTATAAACAAATTTGGTGTTAGAAACAAAGAGGGGGTAGCACGTAGTGGCAACAATCTTGTTGAACCGGGCTGGCAATACTATGTCCCGTATGGCGTGGCGGGGAAACAGAAGCCCGATATATCTATAAAGCCGAGTAAAAAAGTCAATCATAATAAGCCGGTTATGCCAGTGCAACTTTTTCGGGAGAACTACGAAAACTCAAGGCATGATGCAAAAGAAATCCCGCAACATGGCATTTTTATAAGCACAAAGAGAGATGCTAATAAGGAAAGATCTATTAAGGTAGACAAGATAACTAAAAAGCAAGCTGTTAAATCTGCAGAGACAATAGCGGAATATAGAAAGAAAAGGCAAAAGGAAGTTCGCAATTTAATAAAGGAAGATCCCGATTTACAAAACCATAGTATCGGAATTAAGTCTAAAGAAGATAAAGACAAAGGACAAAAAGAAGTAGAGAAAATTATTAACCCTAAAAAGGACAAAGGAAGAAATTTAGTAGATGTGTTTAACAGCACATATACGCCAGACATAGTTCGTCTAAGACAGATGAATAAAAGTAATCGTGTATACGATATACGCAAGGCTTTTCCTACTGTTCAATTATACTTCCTGCAGGAAAATCAGGCTGTATTCCAAAACTGGTCCAAGCTTTATAATTATGATTCAATCATCTCTGTAGCAGTTATGCACGAGAAAGAATCTGTTTCTGGGGCCACGGTTGAACTGACTAACTTCTCTGGCGTTTTAACGAATCAGCCAGATTATCGCAAATTAAAGATAGATCCAAGAGACGTTATTGAAGGAGAAGAGGTTACGACAACCCTAGTTTCCAAAGGCAAGTACAGGCTTGGCCAAAAAGGGCGGGTGATAGAATCTGGAGAATTATCCGAAACCGCTATTGGAGATATCGTTTCCTTTAGATTGAAGCCGGGAGTAAGGATTCAAATTCGTGCGGGGTATTCTTCTGTTGATGATGAGAACCCGATTATATTTACGGGGCAAGTAGCGGAAGTTCAGCCTGGTAAGATAATTCGACTTGTTGCTCAGGGCTATGATTATCAGCTTATGCGTCATCTTGAAGAAAGTTGGACTGGCGCATTTAACGCATTTCCCACAATTATTACGGACATGCTTCATTATGCCGAACATCTTGGTAAGTGGGAGCCCTATCAATATTCTGCAAATTGGACAACAGCTGATGCTCATGAGAAGTCCAAAAGTAAATCTCCCGATTACGTGACTGCCAAGGGGTGGTTCCGAGCTGAAGAATGGCTTGGTATGAATGATACATGTAACGATAATTTATACAACCTTCCAAACCATGGCACTTCTCCTAATCTATTGAATCCATTCAATCTTGTACAAGGATCAAAATGGTATTGTAACGGCCCTATCCTTGATAATATCTATAGTATGAGAAGATATATTCCAGGCTATGCCATCGCGATTAAGCCCTATGATGAGAGGGCTACTCTATATTTCGGTCCTAAAGATGGTGTTTATATCTGTACATCCAATGTGACGCAAGACATGGTTATGTATAATCGGCTCAATAATATACAATACAATCCTAGCGAAAGCAATATTATTGCACGAGATACCTACTATTATCCGGGACGAGGATTGCCTGCGTTTGACGGCAAGCCGGAAGATAACGATATCAGCGGCACAAAGACAGAGATAAAATTCGCATATACAACAAGAGAAAAAATCGCCCGTTCTAACGATTTAGTTTATAATGGAGCCACAGATCTTAGTCCGATAGATATCTCTCGTTGCTTCCTTCGTTTATGGCGCATGTTTGCCCGTGGAGACCTTATTAGTTTTAAGACACGGTATGTACATACGATTAGCGACGATGAGTATGGTGACTACCCAAGTTATTTGCCAGGAGGTTTTCTGGAATACAGCGATATAAGAAATACAGATGAAATTATAACCGTACTTAAAAATACAGGTGTACATAAAGTGTTTAACGATGTATTCTATAGAGAAGCCGCCATCTCTGCAGACATGAAAGAGATTCGAAACTCGAATTTGGTTGAGCTAATTAACGTAGATCTAAAAGATGTTGACCGAGAGTCAGAGTATGGGCAAACTATTTTTACAGCATTAGACAAGCTTCAAAAACATAAAAACATATGGAATGCCGATTATCTGGAAGCACTAAGGGCTTTTGTCAAACTCAAAAAACCTTCTAGCGGTAATTGGATAGACATCCCGAACTCCGAAGCAACAGGGGTTCAGATAATCTCATCGGTTGACTACAACGATTTTGTACAAAGCATACAGGAAAGAAATCTTCCATTCAGTTCCGCGCTTATAAACTTTCTGTCTAAACCTGAGAACGTGAAGATCCCTGGAGGCAGATTTAATTATACGGCAGAAGAAATAGGTGTAAATATATCTAAAGTATTAAAAGTAACTGCAGGTACAGGATTCCTTGTTTCACAGATATTCGAAAGCCTTATCAGTAAAGTTTCTACATTACCGCATGTAGAAAAACTTGTTCCTGCGGGCTTAGATTTTCCAATCTTATATTTTGCATTTCTTGCAACAGATAAAATTGAATATGTAGGCTATATAAGTCTTAGGTCTTTAATAGTTGGTCTCGGCAGGGGCGGAATAAAGGCAAAACTTCAGGAAACAGCAAAGAAGTTTTATGCGTTTAGTTTTCTAAGCGAACAGGTGGGCTATGACGATTCAGACCCTATGGCAAGTCAGCCGATCTATGCACCAAGAAAAATAGCTTTGGGGGACGATTTTATAAAGACCTACCTTTCTGTCTTAGCCAGGAGTGCTACAAAGATACGTAATAAAAACATGCCTACAAGAGGAGAGCAGATGAGTGTCGGTATCGACAAATCTGTTTTAAGAATTCCTCCAAACCGCAAGCCATTCAGAGACACTCACATTATAACGGACATGGATATTATATCCGACGATATCATAGCGAGTAAGGCCCATATGGCAAACAGTGTTACTCTATGGACTCCCAATACTGGGAGTGCGGCCGCAAGCCCAGAAAGCTCTCTGGGTGCAGGAGACATGGTTCGTCACGTTGTTGCGTTTTCTCCTTTACTGCAAGACGATATCCCTGTTACGGCTTTTGACAGAAATGCGGCTGAATCAGCATGGTTTGAAGCTAAGGTTGCACAGGTTGGACATGGATATCTAGCAGATTATCTCAGAGAGATGTATCAGGGCAACGTTACTACCCTGGGTAAGCCCGAGGTAAATCCCTATGATATTGTGACTTTAGAAGATAGCGTGCGGGACCTTAGAGGAAACTTTGAGGTAAAGAGGGTTGTCCATTTATATAATAATCAGACAGGGTTTACGACAACGATCACTCCTCACTTAATATCTTTTGCCAATGAAGATATGGAATCGCAAAGGGTGATTGAGCAATCGGTAGCAGAACTTGCATGGTGGGGCGTCGGAGCTATTGCGGTATTGGCATCCCCAGGTTTATTTACGCTGTATGGACTAGGTTTTGCCATGATCGCTGCGGGAGCCACGATTTCTGCGACACAATATGCGTCCGCCAAGGCTCGTGGGGGTACGACCTCTTCGTTTTTGGGAATCCCATTTCCTACAATATCGGCCGTGGGGCATACGTCGACTGCGTTTGGATGGGCCGGGATTGATAGCAAGGGGCTGTCTCGACGAAATCCTTGCAGGATTCATCCTATGAGATATAAAGGAGAGCCTCTTGTTGCCGGATTGGATGGCTGGGAAAAGAACGACTGGACAAATCAACAGGCTGACGATATATTAAAGCGTGACTTTAAGCTCGGTTTTAGTAATTTCTGGCTATCACTGCGGCGTGGTACCGTTAGATTCATTAAGCGTACCGAAGAGACTGCCCGTGCAATTGAAGAAGCAAGAGAACAAATAACAACAAACTTATAGGAGATCAAAATGCCTCCGCCTAATGTGCAAACTACTCAGACGCTTGATAGTTCAAAAACCTTTAACCAGGTTGCGCGTAATAAGAGGACTCTTTATCGCATTATGAGCTGGAAGCCCAAAAAGGTAGAGATTAAAAAGAACTACGATACATATGAAGCCGCTTCCGAAGAGATTAAACAGCAAGCGCTTGATACTGCAAATGAGATAAAAACACAAGCAGTAGCAGGAATAGAGGCGGTGAATAGAAAAGACGTTACTTTGGGGCAGAAAAATGTAGTTGCAACTAGCGTAACTCAGCAGGCCTTTCGGGACGTGGAAGGCGTCAAAAAGGATGCTCACGATTTTCAAAATGAATACAAGAATTGTATTCCCCCTACCAGCGCTATTATAACACTGGAAGTTCGAGCCGTTCCTTTTGAAGTTTATAGAGGTGCGATCCAGAGAGTAACTACGGTTTTATCAAAGGCGCGAGCCGCTGGCGGGTCTGCAAAAGGACGTCGTGTTGCCCGTAGAATATTCGGAGATTCTATTTTCACTAAAGAGATAGAAAAGAAAGCTGAACTTGTTATACGAGATAAAGTTGAGACATTCACAATCAATTATAACGGAGCTGAGGTTTATGATTTTTATATTGATCCAGAGAAAACAGCGCTTGAAGTAACCGTTGGAGTCCCTCCTGAAAGTGCTAATCCCAAACTGGTTAACTATGATGAGAACTTTAGAAAAACCATCTTGGATACAGAAGCCGCCGCAGTGGGCAATAAAGGAGTCACGAAAGATGAGAAAGATTTCTCTGACGAGCAAGTTATAAATAAGACCATTGATGAAATCAAGAATACCTTTAAGTCTAAAATAAAGAAGTCTAAGGCCTATAAAAAGGTAGAGAGCTTGATGAAGAATAAGGCAAAAGGAATCTTTGCAGGAGAGGCATCTCTCGAGCTCGGAGATAAAACCAGAGGGGAAAGTTCTAATAAGAATAAGAACAAAAAGAAGAAGGCCGGCAGTCAGTTTCTCGAAACCAAGGTAGGGCTGGCCGCATTAAAGATGAACAAGTTTTACAAGAACCTTAGTCAGAAAGTATGGTACAAACCTCAGCCGTTCTCATTCGAATTCAAAGGATGGAAACCGAATATTCTAGGTAAATGGTTTGATAGTAATAATGTTACTGGCGTAAAAACGTGGAACAGAGCCTTGGGCCAATTAGGGGATAAGGCTATTATGGTTGCGGGCATGGCGGCGCTGCTTAAAGGGTTTGAATATACACTAGAGAAATCTGGTATAGAGGAAAGATTAGAAGAATATGCGAAAGAAGCCAGAGAGCAAAACAATGAAAAGGGATTACCAAAATCTCAGATAGCTCGGGGCGGATTAGATTCTAACAACGTCATCGATAGTGCAGTAAATATCTTTGATAAATCTACGGGACAAAACACAAAATCTGATATAGATGAATTTATTCGGAGAAACTAATGGCCGTATTTAATATAAAAGACATCTTGTTAGACGAGGACATGGACCTCGTTATAGAAAATGGGGACTTAAAGATAGCAGATGAACCTTTGGCTCTCGTCCAGTCTGCTATTTTCAGAGTTCTTACCAGCCCTCTGGAATGGCGTCCAGATTCCGGGGCCATGGCGGGCCTTGAACGGCATGCGGGGTCTCCAAATAACGAGGAAACATATAACCGAATCAAGAACGACATCCAGCGGGCACTGGCCAAAGAATTCTTGCTGGCGCCTGCGGATTATGATGTTATAATATATCCTCATACTGAATTTCCTGATCAGATTTCTATAACCTTGAGAATAAAGAACATAGAATATGTAGATCAAAACGAAGAATATCATACAGGCGAAGAGGCGACGATATCCTTCAGGTTGCATCTTAGCACAGGTAAGTTATCATATATAGATAGCCAATAGGGAGATAACAGATGTTTATAGAACAAACCGCACCCTCCACAATTGCAGACCGTGTTTTTTCCAGATTAAGCGTTCAGGGCTTAAATGCTTTCTCTACAGGGAGTGTAGTTAGGGCCATTGTAGACGCCTTTTTGGATGAAAGAATAGATATTCTGAGGGACATTAGATTTGTAACTTCTTCTGCATTTTTACGATCTGCTGAAGCTGGATATCTGGATTTGATTGGAGAAGATCTGTTTGGTCTTAGCCGATTAGAAGCGGTCCCAGCCAATGTTTCTGCTCAAGATCAAAACGTTCTTATCAGTACGACAACAGGAGTTCTCGCAGATTATTTACCATTTGATAATGGTATCGGCTATAAAGTCCCGGAAGGCACAGTCATTACGGACACTACTGGAGAGATTTCATATCAGGTCTCGGCCGATACTTATCTTGAAGACGATTTTGCATCTTCTGTTTTTGTCCCCGTAATAGGACTTGAAGTAGGTGAGGTCTATAATGTTTCTGCTGGAGCGTTGACAAGTATTGATATTGAAGGATTAAGCGTTACAAACTTGGGAGCAATAGCGAATGGACAGGAAGTTGAGACAGATAACAATTACCGATATAGAATCTCTCAGGCACATCTTGCGTCAGAAACAGGCAATGAAACCGCAGTAAGGCTCGCGGCATTATCTGTGACGGGAGTTAGCGACATTATCATTAATACAGACCAGTTCGGTCCCGGCGTTATCTATATTCTTGTTATTCCCGAGGGCAATACCGTTAGCCCATCTACGGTCGATCGTGTTAGAGGTAATGTCTTAGCGGTTGCACCTGCTGGTTCTACGGTTATTGTTGAAGGTCCAAAATATGTTTCTGTCTACGTTGAATATCAATTCAGTGGACTTCAACTCTCTGAAACACAACAGCTTACAATTCAAAATAATCTTAAGAGAGAATTTGGTACGGTCTTATCGACAGCCAGTGTTGGAGATTTAATAAATCCATCAGAGGCTTTAGACCCCGTATTTGCCGCGAATCCTGGTGTAACTGGCAGAGTATTGAAGCTGTGTATTGACGGGATCGTTCAGCAGGATAAGACATATACACTCAAGGATGACGAATTGGCTCTCTTTGACATTACTGTAACTGAGCCTGTCCGGGTTTATTTCTAATTATACTAGATAGGATATACTTTTTAGTAAACCAATCGGAAGTACACCATTTAGGATATAATTATGCAGACAAAAATAAGACTTGAAGGTTACAATGAGCAAACTACGCGGTTTGCGAATCGTTTTCCTGAATGGCATCCTTTTCGTGGGAAGGTAAATTCTAATTGGCGTAGATTGATGAGCCCTGTTATGGGGGAAATCTTGACCGATGTTCTGGAATATCAATCTGCCATATCTACCGGCCAGCATTTATCTACTACGATCCTCAACATGCCAAGCGCACTTTATGTCACGCCGCATGTTTCTGATGACGATTATCTCAATGATCCAGTTAATCTAATTAGTAATTCCGACTTTTCTATGGACGTTAAAGACGGCTATCTTAACTGGATAGAAACGGCGGATGGATACACCCAATATCTATCCGTACAAATAGCAAGGAATCGACCATTCTATCTAAGCGTCTCAGGAGGCTCTATAAGCAAAATTACACTCGAGGGCGCCAACATTACTACTGGAGCCGATTATAGCTATGAGGTCTCGGATTTTAGCTCTGTGATTGATTTAAAGGATTCCGACGCCAGAGAGTTGACACAAATAACTATAGAGGGAGATCCGGCCGGAGCAAAGATCGCCTTATGGCTCGACTATGAGCATCACGGATGGTCAAGAAAGGCAGACGAAACTCCATATTGGTTACTTACCAATGAAACAGATCCTTATTATTTGATGGGCGATGGTAGAAGAGTTTACTATACGAATAGTATAAACGACATGTATCGCAGAACTCCTGCGACGTATGCTCGTATTTCCGATACAGAAGCGGCGATTGACGAACCGTTTACAACTGGTAAATCGTTCTTTGATTTCAAAGTAGAATTCTTTGGTACTCTATATCCTCAAGAGTTCTCTGTTGATAATGGACAGATTATTAAAACTATTGATGGCTCGGTTGTATACAGATATACTCTTGAAGAATTAATGCCAAATGGTGTTCTGGATGAAGCGACATCAGAAATAATCGACATATATTTACAAGATGAAAACATAGTAGCTCTTGTTCGAGATGGTGAGGAAGCGTCATCCTCGTCTTCCTCGTCGAGCTCAAGTGGGGCTTCAGAATATACATATAGTCTATTATGGATTACGCCTGACGCCCCGGAAGAAGAAGATAACATCCTGACGGTTACAAAACGTGTTGCTTTGTCTAACTCTGACTTCCTGGAAACCGGCACCATATCTCTTATCGGGACTTTTGAAGATCCATACAAGATCTTTGTTTCTTCAACTACGGACGTCGTTGTTACGCGGGAGATCGAATTAAAATATGACTATTATTTTATAGACGACGACACAAACGATATTGTCTTTAGAGAAGAATATGCAACGCTTACAGGATTGTCTAGCTATGATATTGCTTATGCTCCGTATTTTAATCTGCTTGATGAACATGGTTTGATACGGGATTTTCCTCGTCTTGAAGGAGAATCAAATTACAGATATAAAAACAGGATGATCGATTATAGTACAAATTATGCTACGGGCTGTAACAATCGAGACATCTTGAATGCCATTACTCTAAGGCTCGGCAGAGAAATAATCTCCAGCATCATATCTATCAGAGATAATATGGCTCTGATAAAACGCAAGGAAATGCTTTATATTTCTCAGCCAGATGCCGTAATAACCGAGACAGTTCAGCCTGACACAAATTATGCTTATGTTACATTATCATATCCTATCCGTAATATCATAAGCGTAAAGGTTGACGACAAAATATATCCTGCTGCATTATATTCTCACGACGAATTCTCTACTATCTTGCAGTTTAATCATTATGCTGATCCAGCTAAAACGACAAGCGTAGAAGTGCAGTATCGATATTATGAATACGAGATTGATTTAACGAGTTTATCAATAGGAGATCTGGTTCGTCAATTACAGGCCGAAGGCTTCACGATAGATAGTGAAATAGGCTTGACGACGATGGATACTTTGAGGGCAATCAATCTGAGAGACGTGGATGGCGATACGGTTAATATTTCAATGGATTATCTTCCTGTAAGGATAGATACTTTTGATGAAGATGCGTTTGCGGCTTTTCAAGACTTAAGTATTACGGCACAAGAACTGAACAGAACTCACAATAGAGCTATAGAGCTTCGCAATTTGATTCACGATACCTGGGACAGACAAATTGCAGGCCGAGATAGATGGGACATGATATCCCAAAACCTGGTCGGAGGAGGAACTCTAAGGGCATATAACGACGGATTTTTCTCTTGGCTTCTTGATGCAAACGGCCAATTGCTTGGGAGGGTTGACGCGGAAGAATCGGAAACATATCATGTAAATGGGACAAAGCTTACTGATATACAGAGTGGCGTCAATGCAACATTGGAGGACTTCGAGATCTTTAAAGACTTAGAGGTTGTTGGTGTCGCAGACAATTATAATCCACAGGTCAAGCCGGGATTCTTCTATATCGGAGAGATGCAGTTCTATCTATACATAGATAAAAGACGAGAGCTGTTAACCGATCTTGTTTACTATAAGCTTGATCCAGATTCTTTATCGGAAGCGCTTGATGGTAGAGAGCTGAGAGATATTAACAATATAGTATATTGCAGAGCCGATCAAGAACTCTACATCAAAGAACAATCTCCTACCAGCTCATCTTCTTCTCTGTCGAGCTCTGCGTCTATATATAATCTATCTTTGAAGATCGTAGATATAGATGGAACAATTGTAGATGAAAATCACTACGTTACAGTTTTGCCGGACGAGCATTATTTTCTATCTCAAGAGCATAATCCTCAAGCTCCTATTATTATGACAGATCATAGCGTTGAACTTCAAGAGGTTCAGTTCTCTATAGATGAAAACGATAAGCTTACACTGCTAAGCGACGATGTCTATACGGCAGAACTATATATTGAATACGAAACAGATCTGACGAGCGAATATACCGAGATCGATTATGATATTCGCTATAAGCGGGGATTTTTCTATATCAAATTAACCGGAGAATTCAGCGAAGCTTTAATAGTCGATACAGACTTCGCTCTTTATAACGGTCAAGGCAAGGGTAGACATAGAATAATCTATGACCCAGACGAAACATCGAGCCAAGGCATTAATTATAATCCGCCCATTAAGATAGAAACCGATTTTACTGTATTCAGCGCGCCATCTGCTCCGGCATATACGAGTAATGATAATTATTATGATGGAGATAAAGATGGATGGGGATATCAGTGGGATGAAGACTTTGGTAATTAATAGGAGTCTATAAATGTCAATAACAAGTTTACCTGGCTTAACAGGCCAACAGATAGTTTATTTCAATCCAGGAGACAACAACTGGGGGCATGCTATCAATAAAAATATGCAGGTCCTGGCAGAATCCATCGACGCATTTAAATATGAGGTCGAGGATGCGGCAAAGGAAGTTGAACTTGCAGTAGCTCGCAGATTTGTTCAGCTTCGGGAGAAGATGAACGAAGTCGTACAGGAATATACCCAGGCCCTTTCCACTGCCAGAGAGGAGTCTATCGGGGAATTGAAAAGCTATATCGACGCCAAATTAGATACAGCAATCGAACAGTTTATTGAGACCACCAAAGACGAGCTTACGTCTATTCAGACTATCAATACGACTCTTTCAAGTTTGCTCACTACGGTTCAAACCAAGTTTGAAACACTTACGAACAAGCTGGAAACAAATACCGACAGGCTTGAAACCCAAATAGATAATGCAGCCAATACTACTGCGGCAGCAAAAAGCGATATCTTAAACAGACTCCAGGTATCGCAGCAAACTTTGGACGAACATATAGCGGACTATAACAATCCACATAAAGTTACAGCTTCGCAGCTTACGGATAGAAATGTTGTTTATCAGCCAGATCCAAGGGGCTTAGATGCGACAGCGCCGATTTCCGGCGAATCGTCTTCATCATCATCAGAGTCCAGTAGTTCTGAAGAAGAATCTTCATCGTCTTCTGATTCTTCTTCCGATTCTTCTGGCGCTTAATACGGAGAGATAAATGCCATTAGCAATCAATAAAGATTTCCAGATGGCCGACGCCATCAAGTATGATTTTGAATCAAACCTGCTTGGTGGTGAAGCAAATTGGGCCGGGATAGGCGCGGATGATTTCAATATACCTGCATCTCTTTTGAGTATTCCTTGGGATTCTATCGGATTAAGCACGGCTACATTAATTGAGTATAGCTCTATATCGCAAGATTTATATTGTAGTGATCCGGCAGAAAACTTCATCGACAACCTGGCCCTGTTTAATGCATGGGTGATGGTCAACGTATATCCTCCCAAGAATCTGACGGACACAGAGTACAGAACCGATTTGCCGCTGTCTTTTATCGGACTTGCGAAGTACGCGCTTCAACATGTAAAAGATCCTCTTGATGTAGAAGATGAACAGGAATTGCTTGACTACCATATCAACGTATTCTGGTATGAGGGAAGCAGTCAGTCTGAATTAAATCTGAATCAGCCTAAGTTCTCTAAAGTACAAAACGAGGGCTTTGATTTCTTTAAGAACGTGAAATCCTATAGATACTTGAGAGATCTGGATCCCAATTCTCCTACCTGCAATTTCTCTACGGGAACCGATTATTGTAAATATAAAACTCCTGGTGAAGACAGATTTATTGTACCGCAATATGTGCCATACCAGCTTACATATGGCTATTCTCCAAGGTGGGCTCCGCAGGACTTGTACGGTAGAACAAAGCATCAATGGCTTATTATGGCGCCGGAGTTCGTAATTAATTATGATCCTTTCTCAGAAATTGAGGAAGAGGCAGCAAGCAGCAGCAGTTGCAGTAGCGGTGGCAGCAGCAGTTGCAGCAGCTCACAAGAGCAAGCACTGCTTTCGTCATCTTCATGTTCCAGCTCAATTATCGAAGAAGAGGGATTGGGGTTGGCAGCAGTGGATTTTGATGATTTGTGGAATACAATCTTTGGCGGAGGAGGAAGCGGCTACGACAATAGGAGCGGGCAATCCTTTTATACGATATATCCTCTTCCTCAATTAGAGTTTTCTCTTAGCGGCGGACACGCAATAAGTGTCGGAGATTCTACAAAATTCGGCCTCTATATACCTGATCACAGAATTACTTTAGGCTCATCTGTTACTATTCGCGGGACAGATAATTACAATGGCACATACGTCGTATCAGACGCACCAAGTGCAAATATGATTATACTTAGACGTACGTTTGTGAGCGAAACATTCGGCACAGATGCAATGTTAACTTTGTTGGACGCAACAGCCTGGCTATATAGCAACCCCAAGAAGTACACGATATTCCGCACCGCTTTTGAAGATATCACCTTGGATGTCTGTGGTATCGACAATAGAGCGGCCTCATCTTCTTCTGCAGAAGAGGTTTCCTCATCATCTCTGTCTTCTTCAAGTAGCGCCTTGTCGTCAAGCTGCGAGATTCCTTCGAGTTCAGCGGGGCCATACGAGTTCTGTCCTGGACTGAATGTCTTTGGCAATTATTATTATAAGATTTATATCGACGAAGTAATCAGGGAATTTACATGCCCCACAGATTCAGAAGAAGGATCTTCATCTTCAAGTAGTTCGGGATGTGTTTATGCTATTTCGCAGCTTGAAGGATTCCCGACATATCGTCAGATCAATCTGTTTAAGAATGCCACTATGCTTGATCTTGCTGAATTTGGCGGATATGATCGATACTTTACAGATAGCTGGATCAGGCTGGATGAACAGCTGGATTATTATGCAGACTATTTTGGACATCGTGACGTAACGATTCCCGAGTCTATAATACGCAGGATAGATGGCTATCTAACGGGATCTGCTCAAAGTGCCGGAGATGGTTTGACCCGTTTGGAAATTAAGCTTGAGAATACGGTACAACATTCCTTTAGAGTGGATGATATCGTTACAATTGAGAATACAGATTCTTACGACGGCAAACACACTATTACTGCCGTTAGTGCGACGGCCATTATAATTGACACAGATTATACTCCAGAGACTTTTGATGAAGACGCTGATACCATCAAGTTGAATGCTCCATATACTTTTGCCGGCGACCTGTATAACGGCACAGCTTTAATGATAGATACCGTTAATAGAGCCCTGCAATATGAAGAAGATAAACGCCTCCAACAAACAGAGACTATTGTCAGATATGGAAATACTGGATACTTTGATATCGTTCAAAGAATGGAAGAAGCTCTTGGAGAAATTGAAACCAATATGGAACGCGCTTTTGCGGGATTTGAAGAACGGATTGCGGAAGAAGTCGAATTGTCTGAAAGTTCGCTCGTATCCATTTCTGACATTTTGAATGTTAATGAAGGATCTTCTTCAAGTGCCGGCCCTGAAACCAGCACTCTAGAAAACAACTTCGCAGATCCAGATCCAGATCTATCGCCAATTACGCTCGATAGTCCACATGGGGTCATTAAAAATGCATACTACGATATTATTCCAAAAGCCGCAGGCAATATAAATACGCTTATTGATGCATATAATAGCGAGTTCTGGACAGTTAGATTGATAGGTCCGATGATTAAGGTTAATCCTCAGAGCGTGAAAATTACTCGAGAAGCACCTACGTTGGGACAATCTTACAGCAATCTCGCATCTACAGGAAAGCTCGCCGTTAAGTACAACATCATCCCAACTGTTAAAAACACGGAGCTTGCACTTACTCCTACCGTGGAGGAATATACTGACGAGACAAAACAACCATATTTTACTATCGCAGATAATAAGATCACAACCGGCTCATTCTACCAGAGACTACATACGATTGAGGCTATTCCTAATTATAACGTAACGGTCACTTACGATCAGCCTGTTCCTACTCCTTATATTTACGGAGACTCAAACATTACTAACACAGTAAGTTTTGATTTCGGACTTGAAGCACTTAATTTCAAGACTGGATTGGATCTTGATTTTGATAATAAAATAGTATTCAAATTATATACTCATTATAAGGGCAAGTATAGAGACGTCACGTCTGCATTATCTGACGACCTGAGCTTTTGGGACGAACAAGACAGGACGACGGAAGGTGTTACATATTCAGGAGCTAATGGCTCTAATCGATATAGATGGACTTCGACAGATAAACGGCTACAGGGCGATATTACTTTTGATCCAGAAGACATTCCTTCTGATTTCTTTGATGAGGCCGCAGAAGATCAGGGCGTTCTTATTAAAACAATAGATATTGTATTGTTCTATCTAGACGAAGGTGATGCAGAACTAATGCCGATTTGTTTACTGCCTGCCTTTATGTATAAGATTCAATATCAGGCAGATGTAGTTCTAAAGTATAATAGCGATAATTCCTTCAGAGACATTATGGAAGACAACAATGTTGACAATCCATATTATATTGTCTTGGGAGATAGGGAAGGTTTAATATCTGGTTATGTCGAGGTTAATTTGACAGACTTTATCGGGGCTACGGGCAATAGATTGCTTACGATAGGACAGGCCTTAGATATGTTCGATGGAGACATCGGCCTGGCCCATATTTATAATGGTAGTGTTGGCCCATACGAAATGACATATTCCGCCGGTACTGCTCAGTTTTCGCAAGCTGCTATTGAGCAGATAATAAGCGATTACCAAAGCGGGACGCTGCAATATCGTCATTTATTCAATGTTAATTATGAGGGAGTTATTATTCCGTTCTATGTATATCGACAAATCCCAGCTACGGCAGATGCCGATACAATCGATATAGAAGATTATGTCGCTCCCGAACTTGGTAATACATACCGCTCTATCCGTGAGTGGAACGGAAGTCAGCCCCTGGCTCAAACCAGCGGACTGTATAGTCATATAAATAGATTCCAGAATCCGCACAGAGTAAGCGGAACAGAAGGTACATATTTGATCTATGAATAAACAGAAGAAAATAGGGGTCGACGTATTTCAGTACGGAGGCATACCGTTAAATAAAGTATTGACCGACATAATAGAGCGAATCGTAAGGCTTGAAAATAAGCCAATGCAGAAGACGGAGTCTAGAAAACAGCCGCCAATTACTGCAGAATCAATCAAGGTTATGTCTCCTATGTTTAAGAATATGACTTTGAAGCAGGCTTTGGAGGATCTTCATCGGTTCCTCTATGGTCAAGTAAATGCGAAGGATATTAAATTTGATAAAACCAGGACAGTATGGGATGCTCTCTCTGGATTGATAGGCCAAGCTGGCTATCAGTTTAACGAGGAGCTTCTTGAGCTTGCTCCCGAACTGGGCATTCAGCAAGTTTCAACTGTCTCTGAAGCATTAGATCAAATAACAAAAGCCTTAGTGAGGTTAAGTAATGAAATTAAGAATGTTGGTAATCGCATTTCTCCTAGTGTTGCCCCTGGGAGGGTGTTTCCCGAAGCTGAAGTTTTGGAAGAGTAAGGAAGAACGTGCTCTGGAAAAAGCTGAAAAACAAGCTCAGAAGATTAAGGGCGAAGTCAAACCACCAATCAAGCCATGGGATATTGTCAAAGGCGAGCAGGATGTCTTGTCTATGGTGGAGAAGGATATCGATTCGGCCAGAGAAGCGCTGACCCGTACTGATATTGATCGTAATTTAAACGCAGCGAAAGAGAAGGTTAAAGTTCTTCAGAGTTCCGTGGGAACTTCAGCTATGGATGTTGATAAATTAAGTTTTAAGAAACAGACTAAAATGATACAGGAATTGCGAAGTAAGATCCTGGAATTTCAGAAGAACAACTATACGTATCAGCAAAGGATGCGCGACTATGAAATATCCATCTCAGATCTTAAAGCAAAGGTTAAAGAACAACGAGGAATTATCGGAACTCTTAAACTCTGGCTGCTTATTGCTATTGGTGTATCTGTTTTGGTTGCAGCTTTCGTTCCTGGTGGTGCAATGATAGTAAAGCGTTTTTGGACAGGGGCTTTCAAGACATTTCATATTCTAGGAAAACAATCTTATGATTCTCTTAAAGAAATGCTCAAAGGTCTGCAGAAAGTTAAGGAGAACCCTGTTTTCCAACAACAAGTAGACAATACGGGCCGCAAACTATGGGATATAGTCGAAGACGAAGTGAAGAAGGCTACGTCAAATTCCAAGTTCGTTGAAGAGGTACGGGATGGTCACGACCATTACGGGAAGGCCGAGGCTCATAATCATAAAGCGTTAAGAAAGGCAAAGATATAATGGCTTTTGATAAATACGATAATATCAGTCGATTTCTTAATACGTATGACGAGAATGCCGATGCGGTTAATTTCCGCATTGAATTTCAGCAACTTCTTAACGATATTGGATCTCCACATGTTCTTCGTATTGTAGATAGAACAAAGCGTTGCAAGTGCATTTCTCTCAGAGACGATAGACATAATGAGCCGGATCCTAATTGTAAGATTTGCGATCAACTTGGATTCTTATATAATGATAGAGAAGTATTATCTTTTAAATCATATGAGGATGGCCCAGAAATTCTTGGTAGTCCTCAGAAATTTAGATCTGACGCAATATATTTCTTTGTTGCACACGACTCACTAAAAGCGAGAGAACAGTCTGAGCTGAGCCGTATTATGGAGATCTATTTGGATGCCGATGGAAATAAGACAGATATATATGGTAATCCTTCTAATCGAAATTATATCATGCATAAGTACAACATAGTTGATGCCGTACCTTATCGTGAAAAGGGCTTGATTATTTACTGGCGCTTAGAAACTAAACGCAAGGATGTTTAATGGCTACTGTAACAAAAACAATTAAATCAGACGGCTCAGGCGATTATACAACGGTCGCTGCGTGGGAGTCCGACCTGGATAGCGGTGTCATTTATAACAGCGGAGATGACGCTGTAGGTGTTGTGTATGACTTGGGGTCTGCTTACGACAGGGCGGTAGTCGCAGGCGCGGCTGGAGAAGGAATCCCTTTGGGTTCTATTACTCTTACCGTCGATGAGTCCAGCCGACACGATGGAACAGCTGGTACCGGGGCCATTTTTGATAGCGCCAATAATCACTATATTGCCACTGAAGTAAATACCAAATTTGAATGGCTGGAAATGCGCGACTTTGGCGGTGAAAATGGTAATGACGGACAAACCTCCTCAACAACCGTTGAGGTTCTTAATTGTTTGATCTATGATGGCACTCGTGCTTCTGGCATCGGCCTTGGGTGGAGAGCGCGAAAAGGAACTGTTATTTTTGCTAATAACTTCATCTTTGATTTTGAGTCGCTTATAGAAAGATCTAAAGGGTTTATTACAAATAATACTATTGAAAAGCTAATTTTTATAAACAACACCGTACACGACATAAGAGGTAATGTCGTTTATACCTCGTATGGTATTGAAAATACCAATAACGATTCCAATGACATCATAAAAAATAACATCATAACCGACACGGCTGGTAAGAATGATTCTCAAGATTTTGATTCGGTATATACAAATGCTGATTATGCAACGAACCTGAGTTCGGACGCTTCCGCTCCTGGATCTGGCAGTTTAACTAACAAAACTTCTGCAAACCAATATGTCAGTAACACGAGAGGAGCTGAAGACCTGCACTTAAAATCAGGAGCAGATGCCATTGGGGCTGGTACTGATTTGACTGCCCTCGGATATCCAGAAGACATAGATAACGGAGATAGGACAGGCGAGGGATCGTGGGATATCGGCGCCGACCAATATGGTCTCGAAGAATCTTCTTCAAGTTCTAGTATCTTATCGGAGTCTTCGGAGTCTAGTGAATCATCAGAGTCAAGCTCAGAGTCTTCAGAGTCAAGCTCCGAATCGTCAGAATCCAGTGAGTCTTCTGAATCAAGTTCTGAATCATCGGAATCAAGTTCTGAATCTTCTGAGTCCTCTCTTTCGTCCGAATCTTCAGAAGAAGAATCTAGCTCGAGCTCTATTGTTGAAGAGGCAAGCTCAAGCAGTTCGGCCGTTGAAGAGCCGGAATCTATATCAACTTCATCTGGAGCGGAAAGTGAGACAATCTTTGCGTTTGAAGTCAGAGACAGGTTGTTCAGATACGGCGTACCACTATGTCATTTTGATGGTGAAGTACCAGCGTATCTCGAAAACGTGAGTATGGCGTATGGTTTGAATAATAAGAAGTTGCCACGAGATCCTTTCTTATATCATTATTCCTTTAATCTATTATCAAATCTAATCATAGGAGAAACAGAGACGGCTTCTTCCAGTAGCGTATTAAATCCTGGTGTGGCTCTGGGTATTGGTTATACTCAGCTTGAATCAAATACAAGCGTAGCAACCAACATAGCCAGCGATCCAATATTCGGCGCTCCTATTCCTATGTTCTATAAGATAGAGCTGGAAGAAATAGAGATGATATCTCCTGTAAACGAAACAGATTATGCCACAATTTTAGGCACCGTAGAATCGTCGAGAACTATCGAACAAAAGATTACACTTGCCGCTATGGAGAAAGTAATCCATGACACAATTTTAAGTCGTATATCATTTACAGACTTAAACGGACAAACTCTGGAATTAAAGTTCAATATCTCTTATGAGTATAACATTAGTGGTGGATATTATAATATTACGGTATATCTTGAAAAAGGATCTCAGGAAGAAGACGGAAGGTTTATCGTATATCGTAGCGGAAATTCATCCTATAAGAAATTGATTAACACAACATCTGTCCTAGAAAGAAGATACTGGGATCAGGGCAATGTATTTTATCAGGTGTAGAGCATGACAGCAGTATATCCACAATTCAATATAGAAGTAACCGATGTTAGAGCGGGGTCTCTACAGGCGGGCGTTTACGATATTGAAGCCACGCTGCAAAATCCAGACGATGGAACCATAGCGTCTGTTGTGAGGTCTGATGGAACTCCAATGACAATGGTGGGTAATTCTTTTACAGATACAGATATTCAATTGCCAACAATGGAATACTACGAGGTATCTTTTACCGGTCAGCCAGACACAACTATCGCGGTATCAATCGAAGATTTTACAACACCCATACAGGCTATTGTGCTGAATAATGCGTTGAACGCAAGTCGGCGCCCAGAATCTCCTCGTACAAACTATGGCATGCCTATTCTAGACATCTATTATGATGGACCCAGACTGTCTGTATGGGCAGACGAATACTTCGCAGATGAAGTTCAAATGATTCCATATATTCTGGACTTTGATCAGCAGATTGATGACCTTGCTCAATATACTTATGTTGATAGCGGGTTATCTACAATTCCGATGATTGACAATATTGAATCAAGCCCTCTGGTAGCCAACGGAGAATCGTTACAAATTACAAACGGTTATACTTATCTGATGAAGGTGCAGACAGACGAGATAAGAATGTTTGATAAGATTTATATTCACATGGGTAAAGCCAGTAATGTTGGTGGAACATTTGATATAATCATTCACCAAGATTATAATGGGGCAGTGCATAAGAGGCTTGCAATTTCAAGCGTAGAACACTCCGATATTCCAGAAACTGCAGGATGGGTAGAATTTCCTTTGACCACTGTGGCAGAAGCAGATATCATGCAGTCTTCATCGAGCTTAAACTCTTCCAGCGGAACTATTGATAAGGAATTAACTCTACAAACATTTTGGGTAGAGATGAGACCGTCGGACGAATATGGGGTCTATAATATATCTTATACCGGAGAAGGCTACGCTTCAAACATTCGTCTTTGTCGTTATAGCAGAATATCTTTATTGCCAAGCGATATGATTATTTATCAGGGATATACATATGACCAGGCCTTGACATCTGTATTGAATACGGTGTTGAGTGTATTGGATTCAGATGATTATCCAGTTCTATTCACCGATATAGATTCTGTTACTCAACTTAATAGATATTTCCTTTATCTATTTGATAATCACGAGGCTTTTACCGGGCCGGCTGTTGTAACTTTCCCAACAGTATCTAAGGTTCAGATAGGGGGTACGGAAATTATATATGGACCAACTGGCAAGAAAACAACGGGCGAGTTGGTTGCCACTATTAATATCAGTACGCATTATCAAGGACGAGTAATCACGTCGGTAACAATGCCGCAAGGAGGGCTTTATACAGAATATCTAACTGCGACTGCCGCAGACGAGGGGTTTCCCGAGGCTTCTTTAACTATCGAGACTCCTGTTGTCCCGAATAATTGTGACAGGCGAGTTACGTTCAGGACGGCGGCGCTCTATATTAAATATGTGGACGATCATCTTATAGGACTAGAGCCGGCATTCGAAGATGTTAACGGAGAATGGAGAGCGGTTATAAAGCCTGGATTTATGAGCCGACCATTAAGCATATCTCAAGTTAAAGTGGTTGAGACTGGTGTTTATGAACCAGTCACAGATATCCAGGCGTCCTATCTGCTTCTTGATGGTATCCCTTATGCTTCGACTCAAACGTATTATTTAAATGAGGCAAACGCATATCCCATCAAAGAACATGGGGAAACGCCCATTCAAATTGCAGAAAATATGTTTAGACTAAGTAGAAAACCTCTTTATATCAATCCTACTACAGAGGAGCCTGTCTTCACGATGAAAGTCGGGAACAAATTGACAGAGGATATCACGAGTAGTTTAATAGATTTTGATACTGAGAATGGGATTTTGATCTTCAGTCGTAAGATTAAATTTGATGCCGACAAATATATTAAATATCATTATGTTCAAAAGAATCATATTGTTGCCAATCTTGATTTGAAAAGTTATCTCGGATCATCCATCAGTATTTATTTAAGTCCAACGGGCGAAGTTATGATCTTTGATGAAACGGATGAGTTGATTGGATACGACAATAAGATCTATATGCTTGTTGGTACGTATTATATCACAGAGGGTATTCCAGCGTCTGATATTGAAATTACCGATGTCAGAAAGCGAGGCGGAGGAGTTATTGAGAACAAGAATTTTGATGAGGCTTATAAGGAGAATCCAAACGTTGTAGGTTTCAACGATATAGGGTATAATGATGGGAAAAATATTCCCCATGTATTTGTTGAAGTAGCCATGGAAGATGAGGTTAGAGAACAATTTACTGAACGTGAAATCTCTGACGTCATAGGAAAGCATGTGGCAATAGGCACAAAGATATATCAGAAATTCGAGGAACCATTTGAAGCAAGTTCTTCAAGCTCTAGTTCTAGCTCGAGTTCGAATTCATCTTCATCTTCTTCATAGGATAGGTAATGCTTGATAAGAAACCAGATGTTATATTTAAACCAGCACAATCAGAAGCTGTGCAAAAGTTGCTCGATAAAAGGACCGCAAATGGAACGTTACGTCCCGAACTGAGGGAACAGCGATTCGGAGAATTGGCCTTGTCGATAAAAGCTGCCGGCCTGGCAAACACCGTGCGGAATTTTATCCCCTTAGAGAAACTCTCGGCGGACCATTTCAACGACATAATTGACCGCCTGTACGTCGATATTTACTCCCTATATCGGTCTCTGCTTAACGCAGAGCAGGCGGTTTCTTTTAAAAAATATAAGGCCACTCAGAAGTTTAATGCGGTAAGGAATTCTTTCTTGAAATTGAAGTCTGATGCTAAAAGTCATCTTGCTGTTTACAGCAATCCAGAATATGACGACATTCGTAAGATTACTTTTTCCGATAGGAGGAACAATTCTGCAGCAGAAGATACTGCGATAATTGATTCGAGATCTGGTCGTTTGACATTGAGACCAAAGAAAGCTACCAATATAATCTCTCAAACAACCATAACTCCAACAGTGACATTTGATGGTGATGATGTATTTACTGTTGGGAATATTCAAAATATGGTCGATCCCGATCCAGAAACATTCTGGCAGGCAATGGTTATGGCTAAGACTAATGCGGGATATATGGATGGTACAATTACGTTGAGGCTTGGTTCGGCGCAAAACATGTCTGCGGTATATATTTTACCGTTTGCTTCTTATCCTCTCAAAGTTCAGAACCTGGAATATAGTACGGACGGAACGAACTATTCTACAGTACCTTCATTCTCTGCTTCTTTGGCAACACAGAATACGGATTATGTCCCTATTCTTTTCTCTGAGATATCTGCGAAGTACATCAGAATAACGCTTAGACAGTATAATGCAATAGATAGAAATCGTTTACTTCCATCAAACTATGAAGAGGTTACCGTAGATACAATCAGAGAAAATATAAAACATGCAGTCGAAACCGTAGATTATTCTCAGCCAGACCTACGGAGTGACAGTATAAAAAAAGACTTGTTCAATGCTATTGTGGGAGCAGTTCGTGCTGATCCTGACAGACTCTTATCCTTAGAAGGTTATGAATATCTTTTTGGTATTTCAGATATAAGCTTATATCACATAGAGTACAATATTGAAAGTCAATATGCCGGCCCTAAGTTTGTTAACAATAAAAACACTTTCAGCATAGAGCTGGATATCACAGAGCAAACCAAGAGCGACGTTACAGTTGAGTACAATATAGAAATTGGAAATGATAGGCGCATCCCAATTTTACCCAGAGCAACTGAAGGGCTTGTTGAATCTGAAGTATTGCAGTTCTCTGGTAGATCATATACTGGAATTACGAGATTCGCCATAGATAATACCAAACAAGTTATTGTATATGAAAACGGAGAAGAGTTGCCTCATAATTATTATTATGCTACAACTTCTTCGATTACTCTCTTCACGAATATTTCAGGGTTCACTCCTGACCTATCGAATATCTATACGGCATCTTATACAGTAAGTTCTGGCGGCACTCCCGTCTATATCCATGACGACCTGTTATCGATACCACTAATAGAGCCTGAAATATTTACGGAAACAACTCCAACAGGACGCTTGTCGCTCAAGACATTTCCTCATGTAGAATACAGCATAGTAAATGACCTTGTTAACTTCTATCAGTTCGAAGGAAAATTCTTCTATGCAGGCGAGATCAATACGGTTCTCGGAGCTCGTGTAAACGATATTGACACCAGAGTCAAGCTTAATATCAATTCTTTAAATAGTACTACAAAGGTTCTATATTTAGATGGACTGGCTTATGGAAATGCTGAGAATGTAAATAAATTCTATGAGCCAATTAAAGTTACTGTAGATAGAATTCCCGCAATAAATGTCACAGATTATGTGGCTGGAAAGAATAAAACTCTTTCCAGAAATCCTTTTGGAGGAACGGTCTACGAATATATCCATGAAGGCAATGAATTGATTTTTGGAACAAGGATAGCTGGTAAAGAAATTAAAGTACAGTATAATGTAATGGCTGAATATATTCGACCTATCGTTACTTTGAGGCGAACCACAACGGCAAATTTAACTGTGACTCCTGAGTTGAAAGATATTACATTGCTTATGAAGGCGAGGACAATCTAATGACAAATCCTCTAACAATCAATCCTCACGAAGAACTTAAACGAAAGCATTTCGAGGATACGCTTGGTAAAACAGTGGAATCCTCAGCCAATCTTATCGAGGATCTTATAGATGCTATTGACGACTTGAGCGACGTTAAGTCAAGTCAGCACAAGACGTTAGAGTATCCAGATACAGAAAATATGAATGAAAAGCTAGATATGCTGCAGGACGATATGCAGGCTTCTAAAGATTCTATCTCAGATATTCCTGATATCGTAACTAGAGAATACAATGCGACGACAACTATGTTGGACTTGGTACAAACTGAGATCAATGAAATCCAGCCAATGCTTGCTTCTTTGGAAAGTGCAACCAAAAAACGTGGCTATTCAAATATCATATTTATATCTGATAACTTTACATCGAACGAAAGATATGATCCAGATTTCCCTGTAAATGCATCTAACGCCTTTGTTGACAATACGTTAGGAGCAGTTACTCTCAATCGTAGGATTGGAGAACGTATTGTTCCTGCGAATTTTAAGGTCTTAAAGTCAAACAGAGAAAACCTCAGAGATGTCAACGATGAAACTCCCGTTAACTTCTTTTATGAGGGGATTTATTATGGCTATGCGGATAATGTAATCCCAGAAGGGCAAGGCTTTAATCTTAAATTGAAGACTAATCCACCGAAGCTTGTTATGGAACAAGCGACTGAAGCAGAAAAGCTTGCGAACAGATTTAAAGTCTTCGACGGAGCCATTGATACGGCTTGGGTCTGTGAATACGTTGAGAATTCCACCTCAAACGATACACAGCCACTTCTCGTGGATATTCTGCTTGATCTAGGCGGAGCCCAGACTATAAGCAATGTGTCTCTGACGCCTTATCTGATCCATCAGGGAGACGTCGTAGATGTAATAGGAATTAAAGGGGGAACCAACGCTGGAGAGCTGTCCAATATTCAAATTCATAGAAATCTTTTGACGCCAGATAGGTTGGAAACCATAGACCAGCCAGACGCAACAAGTGCCCCAACAAATTCTAATTATAATTCTGTTATTGATATAGCGTTCGATCCTGTTGAGATGAGATATTTATTGATCAGTCTGTCTCAGGCACATTCTTCGATAGTTCCATATCCCAAGTTAAAGATGACTGTTGGCAGAGAAAACCCGGATACCGGTCGCTTTGAAAATAGATATGTCAATCTTGACTATCTGCAATCTATGGCACTATCTTCTCGTGAGGACATAAATATCCCGACAGCACAACTTATCCGCGCTGTTACCGGCATTGGGGGACAATGGTCGGTTAAGCCAAGCAATTTCGCGAGTACCGTTCAAGAAGATCGCATGCATCAAGCGATAGGTATCTCCGAGCTCGTAGTCAACAGGGTTGTATATGATGAAATCTCAGAATTCATATCAGCCCCATTTCTAGTAGAAGGAAAAGTAGAAGAAGTACGTCTAAGAGTAGATGAAATCATCCCTTCCGTTTTTGGAAACGACTCATGGATTGATTATGAACTAAGCTTTGATGGGAATACATTTTATCCCATAGCAGCATATGGGGCGGGGAGAGATGTAAACGATAAGCCATTGGTATTAACGCCCAAAGAAGAAGTCTCGCAAATAAGATTTAAAGCCATTTTTAAAAGGCCAATTGATCGAGACAATATAACCCCGGTTCTTAGAGGGTATCAATTGGAGGTTAAAACAGCATGAATGTAAAGCTGGTACAATTCCAAGAAAAGATAAAAGATATTACAGCCAACTTAATGAAAGAAGGTAAGCGACCAGATCCTAGAGAGATCGCTGCAATTGCGAGGTCGATGCTTTCACAGTTAGGAGAACCTACGGCGCAATTGGTCGCAGTACGTGATCGGCAGCTATTGCCTGCAAAAGATCTCGATAACTTCTTTACCAATCTGGTTTTTGATATAGAAGTTCTCAGAGAGATTTTACGAGAATATTATGTAGAGAATAAAGTAGAATTTACAAAGAATACAACCCGTCAGCAAAAAATGGTCAAGGACGTTACCGACATAAAAGCCCAGCTTCAAGAGCTTACGGCTGTAGCAGAAAATAAGGCTGTGGATTATATCAGCGAATCTTTTACAGATACAGAGTATATCAATTTTGACAACACTACTGCGGATGTAGATATTGGATATGGGCAGGTAATTCTTAGTAAAAAACCATATCTAAGTCGACGTGTTAAGTTGCCTAATCTAAAAACGTACAATCCAAATATCGATATTGAGGGACCGACAGTTGAACAGGTTCTTTCTTCTGGGACTCATTATGGAACCGCATTCGCCAATGTGGTTACAGATATAGATGATATATGGATTCATAGAGTATCTACAGCAGATTATACGGGCTCTGTAACAATTATCTTCATGTTCCCTATTGAGCAAAAACATGTTTCGCGATTAGTCATTCAGCCTAATTCAGATATCCCAATGACGATATTGCCAGAGGTTTCTGAAGACGGTTCATTTTATGAGCCTTTAATTGCCCAGCAAACACGAGGGAATGAGCTGCAATGGCGTTTTGAAAAGAGATTAATCAAAACGATCAAAATTAGAGCAACCATAGCCTCACCACCCTATATCCGACAGGGGATTAGTGACTATGTGTTTGGTTTTAGAATGATAGCTCTCTTTGATGATATTTATAATAATTCGGGAGTCATGACTACCGAATACTATGAACCGGATTTACAGAATACTATTTCTGCCATTGAATTGATGGCAGAAGAAGACATCCCAGATGGTTGTGATATACAATATCAGATAAAAGCAAAAGAAGAAGGAGGAGCCACGACGGGCTGGATGAGCCTGACTCCAAAATCAAGAGCTACAAAAGAAAACCCATCGAAGATTGAAATATCTGGAACAAGTCATTATTGGGATTCTATACCGAATGATACACCGGAACTTGTTAACTCCAGAGATTTTGTTCAGTTCTATGATATCGGGCCAGTAGAAAGTAATCATGATATTCTTATGAGAACCGCAAAACTCTATAGAGGAATTAATGCCTGGGAATATTTAGACGGAGAAAATATTGTAACTCAGACAGCAGAGACTCGCATAGATTTGAGGATGGATAAAGATGCACAGATGTTTTTCTATAAAGTTGAAAACGCTCGCTATATCGCAGACGATACAATAGCAGTAAGCCATCAAGTAGATTTCAATGAGGCTGGCCAGGAAATGATCGTCAGAAAATATGACGAAATAAATCCCACGGCAGCTATAGCAAGTATTATAAGAAAATCATTTGAAGAACCAATTGGATTCGGAACGGCAGGTAGTGGGAACAAATTCTTTGTCGAGGATTTTACAGAATATCCAGTACTTCAACCGGCCGGAGTCACAGAGACGGTTACGGTTTCCACGACAGACGCATACACTATTGTAGCGAGACAATCTGAAGATTCTTATCTCGCAGACTGTAAGCCAGAAGAAGATATTATCTTCTTATTCTCCGATGGAACATCTATAACTTTCAATCTCTTGCTTCGATCGCAATTGACTTTTAATGATGTGGAAATAGAGGAAACCGGAGTTCTGGTTCCGACAACTACAGATTGGTCGGCACAGGGCATGGAAGACGTATTTATTAAAGGCGATAACGATGTCCTTGAGTCTTTAACAAATACCAGCAGGGTAGATGTAACCATTCCTATAAAAGCTGTCTCACAAATTATATTCAATTCACTAAAGGTTACAGAACAGCCTGAGAATAAAGGACATGAGTCTGATAGTTTTCATTTGATTCCAAACCCGAAGCATGTTGCTCAAGCCTCTGACGTCTTCAAAGTTAATGATGTCGACGATTTAATTGTACCATTTCCGGTACGGATTACGACAGATACATTTAGCGGGGTCTATGAGGTAGATCGTGTCTCAGATTACGATGCAGATGGAACCCGGAGACCCATCCTCGTGATTACAAATCCGACTAAACTTGGGAGTACAATTCCAAAGGCAACGTCCTATCAAGTTAAATCGTGGGAGATCTTGTCTCAAGACTTAACGTCTGAAGTCAAATATATTATGGGCGATAAGATAAAATTCAAAGACTCTATTACCATTAAAGATGGAGACGTCATTGAGGTCAAATATCGAGTCTCTGCGGGAAGTTCTAAAATAGATGTTATGCCTGAAACTATCAAAGTTATAGATAGTCAGACCGGCGCCACCTTCAGAGAGGGCGTAGACTTCAAGTATATCAACGGCGCCATCCATTCTTTAAAAGAAGATATTGTCAAAGATCTTTTTGTGGTCTATAAATATCAAGAAAGGAAACAGAGTTTACATACAGTAAAGACCTATCTATATACTGCACAGGAAAGGGTGGTCCAAATAAAGATCGCCAGTTTTGGAGATTCTGTATATGCGCCAGACAAGAATGCCGGAGAAACGGTTGCTTTTGATGGATCCGAACTCAGGACTGGTTCAGTTCTTACGATAAAGCCCGGATGGCACGAAGTATCAATAAAGGCAAAAGATATAGATAGGCTTATAAAGTTTATCGAAGCCACCGACACCGATGGCCGAAGGATCTTTAATGTGAGCGATATCTTTAATCGAATGCTGGCTATTCGCGAGCCTTTGTCTTATGTTGATCACGAGAGGCTTTACAGATCATCAAGACTTGCAGGCCATCAGCATTTTACTATAATTGATGAAAGAGTTATTGTTCCATTCAATCCAAATGATAACGCATTTATTAATAATAGGTTATATAATATCTTTAAGAATGAAGATTTATCTGCCGCTTTATCTGGTAGCATTATTTCTAGTCCGTCGTTAATCGAAGAAAAGAGAGAGGAATTCGAGATCGAATATGACTACAACAATAATGATACAAATGTAATTAATTCATTACATGCAGAGATACAGCTTAAAGCAACACTAACTCGGAGCTTAAATTATAACAGCTCATTGACGCCTGTATTAAACAACTTTACATTGAGGATATACTAATGACTTTCCCTGTTAGTCTCAGATTTAAAAAGCGTCCTTTCCCATTCAGAGGGCCCAACAGTTCTGCGGATAAGAAAGATTCGTTTGATGAAATAGCATACGATCTTACAGCGTTGGCAGACGCGATAAATGAACTTAACAATAACCAATCGGTACATGAAGCAATCTTTGCCAGAGAATATGCGTTCTCTCGTAATTCTAATGCTGCCAGTAATGCAGAGACAATCTTGCGAGATGAAATCTCTAGTTCCAGTACATTGGTTATGCCGTTTTCATTTTATCGTACAGACGGGATTGCTTTCGAAGGAGATAATGAACGTCACGCATTCCATCTCCCAATGGTTGGCACGGTATATCCTCCTCGCAATAATGTTCTCAACTACTTCTATCAGAAAGGCTTGCTTGATAGCCAGGTTGTGGTTAGTCGAGATCCGACGGTAACTATTACCGAAGGAGGAGATTATTCTGCAGCGACCCAAACCACAAGTGATACTTCCAATATGTTTAACGGGAACAATCAGTCTTATTGGTATAGAAAATACGCTTTTCCGCCATCAGACGATATAAGTTCTATTTCATTAACTATAACTATTGATGTCCCATCTGTTTTTGGTACCGATCCCAACTTCCTTGTTGCCATCCCGTTTCCAGGTATGGGGCTTGATATTGACGCTCTTTATGACGGCAATGCCGACAACCTTGTAGATGATAGCGCGATAGAAAATGCGGGACCCGTTGCTTTCCCGATTATATCTGGGACCACACAGTTGAAGTTTGAGATAACTCAGAAGAACTTCGTAGAAGAGAACGGCATGAAAACATTCTATGTTGGTTTTCAGGAAGTTGATCTGCAGTATGTCGCATGGGATGAAACCGCAATCTCCGTTACACCAGATACGACAAATGATAATCATATCATTCTGAGCTTCTTTTCTCCAGAGGGTAAAGACTTCACGGCGTTGAATACAATCAGGATTGATGGGGAATGTGAACGTATCAATATAGAAGGATATAAAAACGATGTCGTCGATACGCAAAGCACTCATCTTTTGAGAGCTCAAATAGAAACCGATGATCTTATATCAACATCGCTTACGTTTGATAGCGGCGTTAATGAGATTCGACTAACCTGTTTCCTCGTTAATGATTCGATAGTTGATTATCTAAAAGGGATTGTGATAGACACTTCAATTACTGAGGCATAATAATGACCAGTCTTTCTTATCAAGACTTAGAGACCGAAGGTATCGGCTGGACCGAGTCTCCGGTATTAGTATACCCTAGCAACGATCAAGCTAATGCTATCCTGCAGATAGTAACACAGAGAGCCATACTCGGAGATACCAGAGCCTTGACGACAGAAGGCATAATGGAAATGCTTAACGATGAGACCGTAATACCTCAAGACAGGAAGTGGGACTATTCTATTCCAGAGAATCTGTTTAAGGTGAATCAAGAATTCGATTCTACATTTTCTCCTAAACTTCTAGTCCAGGAAACTTTTCAATATGGGACGGAGGGGGATTATGCATTGTCCTGCCCGGAATCACTTCTAAACGATACTCTTCCAATGGATACTGCGGCAGAAAGAACTCGAGCCGCACAATATCTCGTTCTTGCCAATAGAATAAATGAATTAAGACGTATTTGTGAATTGAATTATCGTCATGTTCATAAAATTCATTTTGTATATCAGGATATGGCCGGCTATTCTTTCGTGGGCAAGAACGAAGAAGAAACATACAGAAAGAAACATAGCGCACACAATCATAGAGGTAGTCATAATTGGTATGATAAAACTATTCAGTGGCGCAACAGATATGGTGATGGAGGTCAAAGACATCCTCGTCAGTATATCGGAGCGATTACTTCCGAAGAAGAATTTAAGGGCTATTCAACGATAGTTAGAGGATCGCACTTTATAGATTATACCAAGCCTCCAAAGTGGGCTACAGAGAAACCGTTTAATCCAGATATGTTTACGGGATATAAAATCACCAACGAAAACGCTGCGACAAAATATACTATACCATTTATAAAGCGCGTTTATCCTGACATGACCCCTAACTGGATTGGAAATCTTACACCAGCGCTCCGCGCCAACCTTTCGAATAACTGGGGCTTAACAATGCCGTCGGGCGCCGAGGCGACCCCGGTACAAGCCGAACACATCAATGAATTAAGGCGAGCTCTGGTGGCTTATGCAAATCATACTCACGATATGGTTCTACAAACTATTGACTTCAAGAGTCTGGATGGAACTAATGCGAAAGACAGCGAAGAAGGAACTGCTTTCGATATTGATCCTGAGTATGAAGATCTATTGCCGGCATATTATGTCTCAGACCTGATAAGCACTATTGGTAATGCAGGTTATCTGTATGGTGGGAATGTTATTGGATTGGAGACCCCTCTGCTTCAGCACTCCTGGTACTATGGCTCGAGCTTTTCTGATCTGGATAACTATGTCTTCTATCAAGACTTTGAAACGTTCGACTTTACAGACGAGAGATACCCAGCCTATATGTCGGAGACGCCTACCGCTACAGAAGAGCATGATCTCATGGTAAACTTGACAAAGCTATCTGAAGATCCCTGGTTCAATGATGCTGCTCAAGAATACAGAACTCAGCTTACGAATACATCGTACGTAGGACAGGAGGTTTCTCGAAGAACCAGGATCCTTGCAGACACTCCTGTCTTGGCGCAAGAAATGAAGCTTGTACCCTTCGACCATCCTAGCCATGATTTTGACGAAACGATATTTGATGGTGAAGTATATAACATTCTTGATAACGACGATGATGCTCCTACTTCCTATCCTATCGGTCCGGTCTATAATCCAAACGCTTATTACCCAGCAGCAGTCTACGACATTAAAGAGAGGCTCTTTGGAAATGAAGGATATCTGCGTATATCCTTTATCCCCAAGGGGCTAAGCAATATTAACTCTGCCGCAAATAAATATCGTCGACGTGCCTACGTATTATCTATGGGTCGACCAGGGTGTTTGTGTACCACATTATCTCCCCACGCCTTTTCTGAACTACCTAATTTCTATCTCGAACACGATTGGGGTGGCAAAACAAAGAAAGAGACCCTGTTCTTCAATACTTTTGCCAGAATAGATGGAGAAGTATTCAACTCTGTAGCCCCAATGGTAATGTTTGGGGACGTTGGTGATGGCAAAGGTTATTATGATTCAGATGGACCCAAAGGAATCGCAAGAACAGGTGGAGACAATGATGGACGGGGACTGATAAATAACGAACCAATACAGACAGACATAGACTACAGTAGGTATTATTTTAGAAACGTTAACTTTCAAATAGATGACCTGGGACAATCTGATGGAAACGAATCCTGGAATACAGAAATATTAAAAGAGTCTATGAGAGACTTGGTTGAAATCTGGATAGAACCGAGCTTGTATAGAGAATTTGACGACAGAGCACTATCCGATACGGACTCCATGTGGACCGTTCATGCTGCTGTCTCAGACAGAAAAGGTAACTTAATTCTTCATCTATGCGGAGATGTTGTTATCTCTTCAGACCAGGAAGACGACCTCCACGAAGTGGAGCTTTCCGTAAATCTTAATGGGTCTTCATATCTGGCATTCGGAAGATCTGAACTGAAGCTGGTTGGTACATCTACAGTTAATGTTCAAAGTTTTAGTGAAACGAACAATACACTGGTAGTCAGTACGACCCAAGGATTGGCGCCTGGACAACTATTGAAGGTTCCGGGGTACAACGGAGATGAGCCTTACAGAATTAAATCTGTAGTAGGATCTGACGCTATTCAGGTAGCAGAAGATGTCAGCGACGAAACTCCTTCTTCTGCAATAGCTTCTACTGTATACAAGTATGAAGAGAATGGTATCACAGCTATCATCTCTCAGCTCGATGCGAGCGAGAACGAAGCTTATATCATGCAGGTAGGTATTGAAACTGCAATAGACAACTATGAAACTATTATGGATATATTAGATACGGCTCCTGCAACCAAGGGCCAAATCGAAACAGTAAGAGAAGACGGATTAGATCTACTTGATGACGAATTGAAAGCCACCAGAGAAGATGCCGATTATTTAGACAGATTTAAATGTATTAATTCACAGCGCTTTGGTGAATACAGGGTTGATATTAATGAGGGAACTCAATATGTTACTGGAGATGCCGTTGTCTCTCTTGGTTTACCTATCATGGCCTTAAATATGGATGCCGACAACGACATTCTTGATGCTATAGGAGGTGACTCTCCCTTAAGATACAAAAAGCATTTGACAGATGAAAACGTCCAAGACGAAGATGATTATTTGATAGATAGTTCGTGGCTTGATATCACGGGCAAATATCCGATTACCGAGAGCGGTAATGCTCAGCCGGAGGGGAGTTGTATTGCTGCGATGACGTCTTCCTCGTCAGGAGGAGGGCTTGAGCCTGTGCCTTACGATTATATAGGGGCCAGAGGAAGTCTCGACGTTTATATTGGACCAAGAATAATTACAGTTCATTATACGGATGGCACCACTACGAATCATGACGTTGTATGTGTAGATACGTTTGGAGATTCTGAAAGTCCCAAATATCGTGGAGTTAAGATCTTTCTCGAAGACGACCTGACAGACGGGAAGACGCCTGAGTGGTGGGAGGTTGCAGAAACTGATGCGTATAAAGGTTTTAGAAAATACAAAGAAGCTGAGGCGCCTCAATCTACAACAGAACTCTCTCACGCCAGTGGCTTTGACTTTAAATCTATCGTAATAGAAGGTAAGTCTCGAGAAGTTAGAGATCATCTTGCTCATGGATTTACTCTAAAGAATCACAGCGTAATACTTGTAGATAGAGACACAAGAGCCTCGCTAGGCGATGTTCCCGGCACTCCTGAATCTTTTAATGCGGCATTAAGAAGAACGGACGAAGGAAGTTCGGACACCGAAAAGGCCGGATCTAGGCTGGCTTCTCCTGTCTCTTATTTTATGAATAGATCAGAACGTGTCGAGGCGTTAACTCCTATCGAGAAAGACTTCTCAAAGCATGGGAAAAAGAGCGGCACGATCTATCAGTTCGCAGGCGTAGACCTTAAGCATGAAACGGGCGAAACCGACAAACCGGTTGACGGTGAATCTATTAAGACCTTGTTTACTTCAGGCACAAGTGCGTCGGCAGATACATATAATGTGCGTCAGGTTAAAAGCACGGTACGCGACTCTGAACTAAATACTATCCTGGAAAAGGGTGACCGTATTCTAGCATCAGATGTTAATGAGCTCTACAAAGGGGCAGAATGGCTTAAGAGCCATACTCATGAGTTTAAATTTATCCACAAGACAGCGTTTAGTATTTTTGTGGAAAGGTCTTTTGAAAAATCAACAGAAGCAGAGGCTGATCAATAATGAAGGACAACAATAAATGCCTGCCAGAAGTGATGCCTATGATAGAGAATCTTCAGGCAACATATCTCAATATATTGAATATCTACGAGAAGAGAGCTAGCGCAAAGGCCTTGGGGCTTTCTGATTGCCATGTATTTGCTCTAGCCATACTTGAAATGTGCAGAATTAAAGAACTTAAACTAGAGAGCTACCTAAAGACTCGCTATAAAGAATGGCATCCTCATACGGCTTTGTTTATTCTGTATTCTATTATTGATATTGCCATTCCTCTCAAGCTCGGAGTTGTTCCTGCTATCGCGCAATTGTCTGATGTTGCCTATGAATGCTGCAGACAAAAGCAAATAACTGCTGATATTGAATTCATGCACGAAATGTATTCCGGCTATCTAATTATGTTTGCTTGTGATCATGAGCCTATGCTTAAAGATCATCAACGATGGTTTTCTGCCTCTCTCCGTGCTCTTGAACATCTAAAGAAAGCAAGAAGGATAGCAATATTAAATGACATACAGATGCCAGTACAGGAAGCTCTTCTGGATATTATGATTCTAGATATGAACGTCGCCATTCTAGGCCCTAAGATAGATCAAAGATTTTCCTATGGAGCTATCAATCTTTTAACATATAATCATCAGATAAATACCATAAAGTTGAGAGCAGCCTCAGAGCCTATTGCCAAAGCATTGGTAACGAAATATGGTCTCGATAAAACAGACAGCGCAACGGTTACTCCGTGGATTTATAAACCCGATTTATGTATGAAGCTATAATGGAATGCACAGATATTCAAGAACAATTAAACCAGATAATTGATGCTCTACAGGGGAAGATTGAATATCAAACCCCGATAGATATAGAGCTAGAAACGAAGCCTACATTGGTGCAGACGAAGAAATTTGATATTACACCAAAAGGCAATACGTCTGCTATTGATGATTATATTGCTAAACACAATATAACCAGAGATATGGTAGTGGGAGTGACACATGAGCGTCGTACGGATGGGGTTCTTACGATTATTCTCATGTGGGGACCAGCCAATCCTATTCTTATCGCAGGCCCTCCAGGCGCCGATGGCCCTGCCGGCCTTCCGGGACGAGACGGTCCTCCAGGTCCTCCTTGTGTGCAACCTCGGTGCAGGGATTGTGAATGACAAGTTCCAGTAGTTCTGAAGAATGTAATTGCCTAGATTTACAGGCTAAGATCGATGAGCTGAAAGAGCTATTACAGGGGAGACATGTTTGGAATACGCCTCTCTATGAGACTCCTCCCAATCCGGTTTTGATCAAAGTTAAGAAGTGGGATTATGTTCCAAAAGCGAACTTCAGTCCCGTAGAAGATTATATCCAGAAGCACAACATCACCCCCGATCAGATCATAGATTTATTTGAGGATACGAGAAACGATGGAGTGATTTCTGCCGTGCTTTTTTGGGGTCCTCCTCAACCAGAAACTTATGTGGCACCTGCTGGGCCTGACGGAAATCAGGGGCCAGCCGGAGAAGATGGACAAAGAGGTCCGTTCCAAGAACCATGGCCATGTCCAGAATGTGAGCCCTGCTCTTCTTCTGCGCATCAGCCAACTTCGTCTGGTGCAGCGCCTGGTTCTGGTTCGTTGTCTACTTCTGAAACTTCAGAATCAAGTGAAAGTAGTGAATCGGAATCTTCTGAATCATCTAGCTCGGAGTCCAGCTCAAGCTCTGAATCGTCCAGCTCCAGTGAATCAAGTAGCTCAGAGTCCAGCTCAAGCTCTGAGTCGTCCAGCTCCAGTGAATCAAGTAGCTCAGAGTCCAGCTCAAGCTCTGAGTCGTCCAGCTCCAGTGAATCATCTAGCTCGGAGTCCAGCTCAAGCTCTGAGTCATCCAGCTCCAGTGAATCAAGTAGCTCAGAGTCCAGCTCAAGCTCTGAGTCATCCAGCTCCAGTGAATCAAGTAGCTCAGAGTCCAGCTCAAGCTCTGAGTCGTCCAGCTCCAGTGAATCATCTAGCTCGGAGTCCAGCTCAAGCTCTGAATCGTCCAGCTCCAGTGAATCAAGCTCTAGTTCTGAATCCAGCAGTTCGTCAGAGTCTAGTAGTTCAGAATCCAGTTTAAGCTCTGAATCTTCATCCAGCTCTGAGTCAAGTGGTAGCTCAGAGTCGTCTTCTTCAGAATCTAGTTCAAGCGAATCAAGCAGTTCTGAATCTAGCTCATCAGAGTCATCAAGCTCAGAGTCGAGTAGCTCCTCAGAATCGAGTAGTTCGGAGTCGAGTAGTTCGTCTGAATCTTCTAGTTCGGAATCTTCCAGCTCTAGTGAATCCAGTTCATCGGAATCTAGTTCTTCAGAATCCAGCAGTAGTGTTGTAGAAGCGTGCGCCCAATGTGTAACAGATTTCAATAGTACGAATTATGATAATAATTCTCTTGAACGTTTTGAGAATACAGATTGCTATAGTCTATCTTATTCTTATGGAGATTCTTTTGCTGACGATTATCCTCCCACAGTATATGGCTATGGTACATGGTATCAAGACTGCTGGGTTGAAGATGATCTCGGGAAAAAGTGCTATAACAGTAATCAATATCCATGTCCAGAACAAAATGGGTCTGAATATGAAGAATATCCACCAACTCAAAAGTATTGGTATGATTCGGAGCATGATTGTCTATACTTTACAAACTTTGAGCCAGATGGTTCCGGCGTGTCTGTCTATGCAATGCCGGGAGGAAGCGCTTCTGACGTAGAAACTCAGGCAGACATAGACGCTCTGGTCCTTAATGAGGATTATTGTGATACCGGACAAACAACAACATTAGACGGGCCGACACATGATTGCGGCGAAGTAGACGATTGTGCCGAAGATAAATTATGTGATACCGAATTGGAAGGAAGTAGCTATATAGATTATCAGGGTTATGTTTTAGCAGATCTAGTAGACAGCACCGGATCTGATACCAATCAAGATGAATATGGTTATGCCTTTGATCCTATGGATGACTGGTCTGCCGATCAGGGGCGTTATTGCACCATATTTGTCAGCGATTATACCGATGATTGTGCCTTTATTATTATGGATCTTTCTGGTGGGATTTATTGGAAATATTATGAGCCAACATGGGCGGGATTCGCTTCGTGTGCCTATTATTATCCGAACTATATTGGATGTTGTGATTATTTGTGGGCAGATCCCGACGTATCTCCTCGTCCAACCAAGCTTGTTGCAGATGGAGTGACGCCACAGGCGCTTAATATCTATGGAAATAATTGCGATACTGCGTGGACAGATTGTGGCGGAGACACGTCGATTATACCTCTTGATGTAAGTGATTGTAGTCCTGAAACCTTTAGGATTTGTCAAGATTATTTCAATGGGACCGGATTCGACGAATATTCTCTTCCAAGTTCTTCGAGTTCTGGATCAAGGACTCATGGTCCCATTAATGCTACAGATGGAAGTACCAGTACATTCTGGAGAGCCTTAGATGATACTAATCCATGGATTGGAATAGACCTTGGTTCTGCTCAAAAGGTATTGAGTGTTACAATTGCTCAGGAATATGACACTGGAAGCAATAGTACCTCGTCTATTGATTTAGAATATAGCGACAATGCAATAGATTGGAGTACGGCTAAGTCGGGACTTGTGCCGGAATGTTTTTATTGCGAACAGGCAGGAGGACATACAAAGGCATTTATGGCAGACACCCCCGATGTAGGATCTCATAGATATTGGAGAATTATCACGAGTGATTCAATATATTGGGAAGTAGAAGAATTTAAAGTTGCCGGATGTGTGGTTAGTTAAGCGAAACATACCCATTGGCAAAAGCAAGTTTAACGATATAATAGAAAGAGTATTAGAGATATAATTTACACACAGTGAATCAACCGAGGAAATCCCATGGTAATGACTAATTCACAACTTGAACAAAGCGTCCTTGAGCTTCAAGATGCGATCATAAACAGGCCTACTACCCAGGAAATGCTTGATGCTCTTGCTCGGGTAGGAGGTGTGCAGAATACGGGAGACGTGACAGACGATGAGCCGATTACGAATGCACGCATTCAGGCTATTGAATCCGCCCTTACTGATGCGCTGACAAAGCTATTGGCACTTACCACAAATCTTAACGATACTATCATAGAAGCCATAAATGACGGGGCGATTACTGCGGACGATATTGTCGATGGCGCGACTAATGTAATAATGCTATTAACAGAGCGCAATGATATTGACGCATTGCAAACTGCCATATCTGCTCTTAATGACTCATTAGATGAAGTCATTTCTGATATAGAAGATCTTCAATCTACAGATGTTAGTCTTCAGAATCAGATAAATGCGCTCGATCTTAGAATAGACGATCTGGAATTTGAAGGCTCAAGCAAATGGTATGTAGGATCTGGAGAACCAGCAGATGATGTCGGCGAAATCTATGACTTATATTTAGACAATTCTACCGGTGATGTTTATTATAAATTGGCCATGTCCTCTTCTTCGGGAGGGTCAAACTCATGGGTCTATCAGACAAATATTATAGGACCAGCAGGTCCGGTCGGCTCGTCTGGAGCTCAAGGCGTTCAGGGGCCGCAGGGTATCCAGGGCCCACAAGGGATTCAAGGTCCACAGGGTGAAACAGGCTCCTCGGGAGCACAAGGACCGGAAGGCCCGATAGGTCCAACTGGCGCCACCGGCCCCATTGGTTCGTCGGGCGCTGATGGTCAAGATGGCCTTGACGGAGCAGACGGGCAGCGAGGTACGTTGTGGTATGTGGGAACGGGTGCTCCTACAGATGATATTGGTATTGCCCAAGATTTGTACCTTGACAGGGATACTGGTGATATCTATGAAAGAATTCTAGCCAGTTCATCTAGCGCAGGAGACGACCCTGGAGCTTGGATTTATTCTGGAAACATCAAGGGCCCTCAAGGTATCCAAGGCATTCAGGGGCCACAAGGCATACAAGGGATTCAGGGAATACAGGGAGAAACAGGCCCAACAGGATCTTCGGGCGCAGATGGAGCAACGGGACCGCAAGGTCCTATCGGTTTAACCGGTTCTTCGGGAGCACAAGGCATACAGGGCGAAACCGGACCTCAAGGACCAATAGGTATCACAGGATCGTCTGGAGCTGATGGAGCTGATGGAGCTGATGGAGCTGATGGAACATATTGGTATACCGATTATGGTGTTCCCGACGATACCTTTGGCAGAGTTGGAGATCTTTATTTTGATACAAGTAATGGTGATGT